TGATGGACTTCCACGATTTGGTAAAGTCATTGCTATTAGAGACTATGAATAAACATACAAATATTCTTTTTTTAATGCGATTATATTTTAAACAAAAGGTTCTGATAAATATTAAAGGCACAATTGTAATGGAAATTCAAACAGTTACACAAAGAGACAGGGAATTGCTTCAAATTTTAGAATTAAATGAAGAAGACCTATCTCTGAATAATTTGCGAAAGGCTTATAAAAGCAAGGCAAAAGAATATCATCCTGATAAAAATAATGGTTCTGAAGAAAGTGAAGCTAAATTTAAGGAAATTTCTGAAGCATATTCTGAATTATTAACCAAATTTGATAAAGATTCTATAAAGGATCTTCTTCATGAAGAAGACATTGATGATTTTGATTTGTTTCTTTATGAAATTATTGGTGAATCAGATCATGATTTCGACAAGATGTCTCAAAATTTAATGGAGAAAATTAAGGGTTCTTATAATCAAGTCTTTACACAAATGTCAGTGGTTCTTGATCCTGATGCAATGTTTGCGAATTTTGTGAATGATATGATAACTTCACCTGACAACGGTATCGAGATTCTTAGTGATTCTGAGAAGTCAGAAAAAATCAAAACTATTGAAGCACCTTTACCCAAGAAAAAGAAGAAAAAGAAAAAACATCATAAGAAGGAACAAGAACCTGAACCCGTACCTGTACAAAAGAAGGAACCTACACAAGAACCAAAACATACACCCGTACCCATACAAAAAAAGGAACAAGAAACTGTAACAGTACCTATACAACCTACACAAGAACCAAAACCTACACCAGTACCTGTACAAAAGAACGAACAAGAACCTTTACAATTATTTACAAATAAAATTATAAAAACTAAAGAAACACCAATAGATCCAATTGATACAATCAATCAATCTACACAAAATTATGAATACTATGAAGAAGAAGATTACTATGAAGAGCAAAGAAACAACGAATCATTATTTCCAGAACCTGTTGAAGAATTGGTAATTGCAAAATCAGGAAAAATGAAGGATAAAATTATTAATCGAGAACAAGTAGAGGCAATTAAACAAGAAGATAAGTGGACTGATGAAGAAGATATTATTTCTGCAAGTGAAGTTGAATATAATTATTCAAGTGACACCATGAAAAAACCAAAACGCCAACAGAAACCAAAAAGAGTTAGAAATAGTAGATTAAAAGAACAAACCAGGGACCGCGAGGACCGCCAGAACCGTCGTCCAATTAAAAGATACCGTCAGGACCGTCAGGACCACAGTGACGACTATGAATCTTACGAAGAAGATCGTCGACAAATTTATCCAAAGAAACGATACCGTCAGGACCGCCAGGACAGTCCCCCAAGACACAATTTTAGAAAAAAACAAGTATTGAAACCTGGATTTGTTCAAGTTGACACTTCAGATAATGATAACAATAGAATTGTAAAATTCAAACCACCATCAAGAAGCAAACCTAGAGATCATCCACATATTTCTTGTCGCATCCCTGTCTCACTTGAAGATCTTTATTACAATAATGAGAAAGTCATTAGTATCAAGGCAAGACGCAACAATGAATTCGTTATTCATGACTACGTCATTAAACCAGCGCTAAGACGTAGAGTTTGGGAAGGACAAGGTGATCAATTCCCAGGACAAGAATCTGCTGGTGATCTTGTGATTCAAACAGAACTCGAACCAACAAAGGATTACTACATTCAAGGTGAATATGATCTTGTTAAAATCCATAAAATGAGTCTCTATGAATATATCTATGATGATGAAGTAAATGTAGAGTTTATGGGAGAACAGATTCAAATTAATCGTGCACTTGATATTCAAACAAAAGAACTAGTCACAATTGGATATCCTTCTAATACTTTTGTATATCCTAATAAAGGACTCATCAAAGAAAATGGTGAAAGAGGTAATCTAATTATTAAACTTACTGCTTTACTTCGTTCAGACACGTGTGTGGAAATCCACGACTTACTTGCAGAATATTTCCCACCACTTGTTAGAAGGAATAGTCCACAAAGAAAGCGTATTACATTCAAACATTCAAGACGCTAAATAAAAAATAGATTATATAGTTATTTTTTTCTTTTTTTCATCTAATAAATAAATGAGTCAACTACCAGCAGCAAAACTTGGTGAATGTGAAATTATTGATGAACCATGTGAAGGAAAAGATCTTATATTTGAGGATATTCCGCCATTAAAAAGTTATAAAATCAAATGCAAATATCCAGATGGTGAAGAATTAACAGATGGATGTATGAGTATTGATGATTTATATAAACTATTTTTAGATAATGAAGAAGAAATTAATTCCAGAAGCTATTCAGGAAACCGTCCAGTATTCAAAAATCCATATAATCGTTTCCCTTTCTCCGAAACTACTAAAAATAAATTAAGAAATAAAGAATTTTCTATAACAAAAAGAGATTCAAAATTAATAGATGATTTTATTAATAGTTTTTGTGATAAATTGAATCCAGAAAATATGGATATAAAAGACCGAAGTCAAGAAATAATTAAAAGTTTAACTAAAAATGATATATTACATTTGATTGTTAAAGACACAGAATTATCAATAAGACATAAAGAAATGTTAATAGAGTGTTTAGGTAAATACTTAGATCTAAATAAAAGAATTGAACCAAGAAACAGTACAATATTATATGAAATTATTTCTAAAGGAATAACTCCTGAATTACTTAAAATCTTAATTGAATCCAATGATAAAATTGATCTTAATATTCGAAACCCAAGTGGAGAAACTCCGTTATTTCTACCAAGTATAAAAAATGATATAGAATCTGTTAAAGTACTAGTAGATGCTGGAGCTAAAATAGATATAGAAGATTATAATGGTGGAACCCCTATGATGTATGCGAGTGAATACGGTTACGTGGACGTTGTTAAGTTTTTAGTTGAAAAGGGTGCTAATGTTAATAAAAAAACTAAATTTGGCGAGACAGCTTTAACATTGAATATTGGATTTGTTAAAAGAGATAAAGAAATTGTTAAAATCTTACTTGACGCCGGTGCTGATCCCAATATCGTTTATGTTAACAGTATGACACCTTTATTATATGCAGCCTCCAGTAATGATAATGACATTGTTGAACTCTTAGTTGATGCTGGCGCTGATGTTAATGCTAAAAATAGGGATGGTACAAATGCATTTATGTATGGAACTCCAGATATTCTCAATATCCTCGCTAAGGGTAATATAGACATTAATTTTAAGGATGAAGAAGGTAAAACATACCTACATTTAGCTGCCGAAAGAGGATTAGTGCCAGCTGTTGAACTCTTACTTGAAAAAGGTGCTAATCCTGATATTAAAGATTATGGAAAAACACCAGATTATTATTCTACACAAAACGGTTACACAGATATTACTGATATGATTAAACGTGCTCAAAAAGAAAAGAATAAGTATAATTTCGCAACCCTTGATACTAAAAAAATAAAAGATATTAAAAAAGGTGGCGGATCACATTACGTAACTCATAACAACAAAAAATACAAAGTCTACAGAGGACAACGTGGTGGAACTTATATCAATGTAAGAGGTAACAAAAAATATATATAAATAGTTTATTTTCCAAAAGTTTGCTGAATACTGCCTTGTTTTCCTGCTTCTGCTACTTCCTTTGTGAGTTGACGTTGTGCTGCAATTTCTGCTTGCATATTCTTAATTGTGGTTTCGAGTGATTTAATTTCCTTTTGTTGTTGTTCTGATACAGCCTTCAGTTGAGCAGTTTCAGCTTTATGTTCTAATTGACAATTTTTTACTGCAGAATTTAATGCTATTTTTGCATTAGCTCTTTCTTCATTCTTAATTTTTTCCATTTCTTCTTCACGACCTTGATGTAATTGTGCTAATTCGCTTTGCAATATTTCTAATTTTGCTGATTCAATTGGCTCTTCTCCGGTTTCTTCAAGAATTTTGATAGCACTATCTCGCTGATATTCCGCAACAAATTGATCTGTTTCAATCTGTTTATCCTTTTTAATTTTCATATAATTTTGTTCTAATTCCGCTAATTCAGTCTTTTTTGTCTCTATTGCTAAGTCTAATTTGCTTAATGTTTCAGCCTGAAATTGTTTAAGATCATCTACACTTTTGATTAATGCTTCTTCTTTGGCGACAATGCTACTAATTGCTTCGGCGAGCGTCAAACGCTCTGATTTAACAGAACTAGCGGTTTTTCTCGACATATGTATTATTTAACTTTTCTTTTTTAAGTTTATTTAAAACGCAATCTTGGTATAAGAGTAATGGAGACACACAAAAAATTCAGTCTTACCAAGAAAAATTTCAATGAACTTAAAAAAGAAAAGTTAAATAAGCTATTTAAAATTTGTCTCAAAGAACGTATAACTCTTGCAACACTTTTTATGACATCCCATATATGTTATAGAATATATAATGAAGAACTTTTTGATGATCCTGAATTAGATTGGGATATAATTTTCCTTATTGTATTTTGGATTAGTACTAAATTCATAATTTGTGAAAAATATTACACTGTTTACATAGTTTATGATAATGCAGACATTAAATACGATATTGATGGTATAAAATCGGTTGAAATTGCTATACTACAAGCATTAGACTACAATCTTGGACATAATAAAATATGGAAGAATGCTGTTCCTGAAAATGAATTTCCTGATTACATATGGTTTGATTAATCCAAAAAAAATGTTTTATATAGTGTTTTTGAATAATCAATCCAAAAAATCATTGTTAAAAAAGTTTTTATCTTTGATATTCACATCCATTATAATACTTACTCAACGACAATTCTCGCTTGTTAACACGAGTATACATCGGATTTTGGATTTGAACAGTATTAGTAGCTTTTTGAACCCAATTCTGGTAACCAAATTGGAAGTTCAAGTTCTTGTAAATCCTTTTTTCTAGTTCTTCTAAACAATAGGCATTCATAATATTGAAATTCTTTGTAATATCACCAGTTTGACACATATCACAAGAAAGATCATTGTAAACCTGCATCATAAACAATTTAGTCGGCTTGTATGGTTGAAGTCCTAGCGGGATATTGTATTTTTTCTTGAAAATTCCACTAATGCTATGACGAATAAATTCAATATTTTTGTGACTAAAATAAGCCCTACTTAATGGAGTAGACTCCATCTGGAAAAGCTGGTCATAAGAGTTGGTATCGAGCGGTTCAGCAGTGACAGAACCCGGTTCCTTATTTCCACCCCAACCATCGTAGTCTGCCATTCCATTCGGCAATCCATCGTATTCATTGTTCCATTCACCATACTTCATTCCTGTAGCAGGATTCCATGTGTTAGCTTCTTTCTTAGCTTTAGCAAATCGCTTATATTTCTTACCAAATGACTTTCCACCAGTCATACTGCGAAATCCACTAGGATTTACTGGTGCATAAGGAGTTTGTCTATTTCCAGTATATGCTTCTTTACCACGTGTAACACCAGGTCTTTCAGCCATCTTTTCATACATTTCACTGACTGTAATAGGTCCCATGGTGCTTCTGATCTTGCGAAATTCTTTATATGTCTTTGGAAATTCGAACTGTTGACCCTTATTGAAAACTCTGAATGTGTTAACACGGTTGTCCGTGCTTGAAGAATAAGACATTCCTTTATTAATACTCAATGTAAAAAAATATACTACTTTTTGTCATTTATTCATTCCTTAGCTGCATCACCAGCTAATTTATCACTAATCATATTTCCAAACCAATCCATCCATTCTTCACTTTCCTTGTTCTTTGGCTCTTTCTGATGTCCTCTCATATGTTGAAACCTAACAACATAAGGAAAGGATTCCATTAAAGCATCCATTCTCAACAAAAGATCTTTATTTTCTGGCACTTTACCGTCTCCCTTGACCCATCCATTCTTTTTCCACCCAGACATCCATTTTGTTACTGTATTAACACACAAAAGACTATCACTCTTAATTAAAATTTCAGTACTGTTGTTCAATGGAAGTCCTTCAGGTTTTTCTAATACACGTTCTAAGCAACGGATAATTGCATATAACTCAGCACGATTATTAGTTTTTTTCTTAAATGGTAGTGGTTCACTAATATTATGTGCTTGATATCCAGGAAAATAGACTCCAATACCAGCCTTTTGTTCTTTGTTTTTTAATCCATTATTATAGCAACTACCATCACAAAATGCAATAATTACGTTAACCATATTTTTTACTTTATCTATTATAGTTTATCAATTTTAAATACATTGTCCAAGAATAAAAAGTAAATCTTTTTTTATAAGTATACTATATACTTATAATGGCACGAAAAGGTTCAAGAAAACGTTCCAAATCTCGTTCAAAGGGGTCAGCAAAAAGAAAAACTTCTCGTGGTCGCAGCAAAAAGCGAGCTCGTAGCAGTGCTAAGCGTCACACCAAACAGAGTAAACTTGCTAAGGCAGTTTTAGACCAAAGTCCTTATAATGTTTTGTCTGTTGAAGGTGAAGGAATGGAACTTTTTGGAAAATATAAGCCAATGAAACCTATGTCTTATTATCAAAATTCTGATTATCCATTTTATCCTGGATCTAATGCAGCTGGACTTCTTAGTGGTTTAAATAATCCGTTGAAAAAAGCACAAACTGATGAACCATACCTTGGTAGACTACTCGACTTAAATAGAAAAACAATGAACTTAGTTGAAAATTCTACCAAAGGAACATCTTCTGATCCATTAAAAATTATTGATACTAGACCACCACCCTTCTTGTCCGGTCCTGCAGGAGCTAGTACTGCCAGTGGTGTTGGTCTTGGAACAACTCATACAGGTGGTTCAGCTTTAATGGGTGAATATTCAACCTTACTTGGATCTCTTTTCCCCGCACTTGGTTCTGCTGGACTTACTGTTCCATTGAACCAACGCGGACGTAGACTTAACACTCTTGATGAAATGACTTACACTGTTAATCAAACAGAAGAAAACAAGGGTGTAGTTCAAGGAAATAACTTTATGGCTGTTAAAGACACTGATGGAGTTGAAAAAGATTTCTTATTTGTTAAAAAGTAATTTAAAGCAATTCTTACTTATTTTTTGTAGTAATGTCGAAATATATCTTTTGTGATACAAACAAAGAAATTATAGCCGAATTTGAAAATGCATTTCAATCACGGCGGGATTCTATAGTTTATAATGGGAAATTTACTGATTTCTTCAAGTATAATCCACGTGAAGTAGCATTTGTTTGCCCAATGACCAGTCTTGGATATATTAACAATAAATTTGTGGAAGAATTCCCACTTTTACCTGACTTGATTAATCAAAAAATCCAACAACACGGTACAACAAATCTTAGTGGAGATAAATTCATTGAAATAGGTTCAGCAATCAGTGTTTTGTATGACGAAGAAACTCGCTTTCGCGTATTATGTGTTTCAACAATGTATACGCCACAAGATATCTCTCTTACAGAAAATATTTTCTACGCTTTTCTAGCTGTCAAAAACTTGGTACAAAAAATAAATATTAAATATCCTGATGATACAATTAGCACAGTTATTTGTCCTTCTTTAGCAAATGATCTTGATCCTAAATATATGGTTGAGCAAATGGAAAAAGCATTAAGATCCGTTCGTAATCGCGATTTCCGAATTGGTATCCCATATATATATTTTAACAATGATGCTTGCAAAGATCAAGAAATGATTGATGAAAATTTGGAATTTTTACTTTCTTATTAAACCCCATATAATTTCTTTTTTTTTTCAACAAATAAATAAATGGAAGAGTGTACTTATGACAAAATCAAAGGGTATACAATAAACCAAGGAGAAGAGATAGATGATTTCTGTAAAAGAATTAAATGTGTTAGTAAATTCACTACACAAGAACAACAGGATCAAGGAGGAAAAATTATAGGATTAATCATTGAAGATAGACAATTAAAAGAAGCTAATAAAAATAACTTGATTCAATGTCTTGTTGACGCTGGTGTCTATGTTAATTACTTATATAAAAGTGTACCTTTATTATTACTTGCTTTGGATAATAATTTAAATGATGTTGTAAATACTTTATTAAGTCAACCATTCTCAACTGATATAGAAAGAAAATTATATACAAAATATGATTTACCGAAAGCAACTCCAACTGGAGCACATCTAGAATATAATGGTAACAAATTAAGATTTATTGGGGGTAAAAAGATTGAAAAATTATTAAAATATCCATATTTTAGATTAAATAATAATTCTAAAATAGAATTACTAAAATGGTACGATAATTTAACTAAAAAATTTCCAAATAATTTAGAAGTCTTAGAAAACTTAACAAATATTCGAATTGATGAAGAAATTCCTACTGCTAGAAATATAGTTAACAAAACAGCATTTCTTGTTGATATTATTTTTGATGATGAAAAATTAATAAAATATTTAATAGATGAAATGCATATTGATGTTAATATACAAAATGATTTTGGACAGATAGCTCTAAATGAAGCATCTATTGGAGGACGCGATATTATTGTAGGTCTATTGCTTAAAAATGGTGCTGATCCTAATATTAAAAATAGAAATGGTGAAACTGCTCTATATGCAGCAGCTATAAAAGGACACAAGGATATTGTTAAACTCTTACTTGATGCTGGTGCTGATCCTAATATTAAAAATAGATTTGGAACAAATATTCTATATTGGCCAGTTAAATATGGATATAAGGATATTGTTAAACTCTTAATTGACGCTGATGAAAAAAAAATGATAGAAAATATGGGTCTATTAGCTTTAATACATGCAACTGCAATAGGAAATAAAGATATTGTTAAACTTTTACTTGAAAAAGATATTAATCCAAATATTCAAGACAATGATGGCAATACAGCTTTACGTTGGGCAAGTATATATGGTCATAAAGACTGTGTAGAACTCTTGATAGCGAATGGTGCTGATGTAAATATCCAAGATAATTATGGTAGAACAGCTCTACACTCTGCAAGTCAAAATGGTCATAAAGATATTGTTAAACTTTTACTTGAAAATGGTGCTAATCCTAATATTCAAAATGAAGATGGTGAAACAGCTCTATATTCAGCAGCAAATCAACCAGAAACATTAGAAGTAGATGAAGATATTGTTAAACTCTTACTTGAAAATAGTGCTGATCCTAATATTAAAGACAATAGTGGTGATACACCACTCCTTATAGCTTCTAAAAGAGGTCACAAAAACATAGTCGAATTACTTAAAAATTATAAAACCGATAAAAAAGGTGGATCTAATTATGCTATCTATAATAACAAAAAATATAAAGTCCACAAAGGACAACGTGGTGGAACTTATATCAATGTAAGAGGTACCAAGAAATATCTATAACTTACGAAGCACCATAAACCGTCCCATAAAACTATATATTTTTTCTACGTCACTTAATGAACCTACTTTTCCACGATCTCGCCGAAAGTCTTGATAAAACTGTTCAAAATCGGCTAATTCCACTAGTTCAAATCCCTCTTGTTGAAAAGATCTCACAACGTATTGGAAATTAACCATATATTCCTTATTAGTGTATCCACCAATACTTTCCACAAATACTGCAATTTCTTGTCCAGTATTTGCCAGATCATCACAGAAACATTCCTTTTTGATACTTATTACAGTTTTTAATTCACCATTAACTTGTTTTTTCAAGTCCAGTGTTTCATTATTCTTTGTTTCATTAGCCTTAAACAGATTCATGACACTCTCGCCGTCTAAAGCACTTGCCATAAAGATCCCACCAGATTTCAAGTATTTTTTAACATTTTTCACAAATCCCTTGAATGATTCTTCGCTTTCAAGAACAAAGTGAATCGCAAATTGCATACTAATAACATCAAATTGCTCTTTCTTCAATTTCAAAGAATCCCAATCTGAAGCAGCGTTACCAACAATACTAGTGATTTTTGGCAATTTACCTCTTTTTTTGTCCCAGGAATCAATTCTCATTTGACCTTCTTTCAAAGCTGCTTCATCCATATCAAACGCCACAACATTTTTCACACCATTTCTGGACCAGCGCCCCAAGTCAGCAAATCTACCAGCAGCTACTTCAAGTAACCATTTTGAATCCTTAGTGTATTTGCTGTACATAATGTCCTTAATGTAATTATGAAACTTTCGCATAGCAATAATATTACTCACACCTTTATCGACAGTAAAGAATGGTGCTTTAACCTTGCCACGAATAATTAATTCGGTAACAGGTTTCAAAACGGCTTCTAAATTACTTATTGCCGTTAGCCATGCATTACCATAATTGCTTTTGTACTTCCTGTATTCTGCAGTTTTATCTTCGCGTGTTCTAACAAATTTCCATCGTTTTCTTGGAGTATCGGCATCAACATTGAATGATAGTTCAACAATTGTATCATCTTGGATTTCGTGTTTATCAACACTACTTTCAGACCATTCTACAATAAAAGCGTCTTTTAACTCACGTGGTTGAAACAATACTGGGAAATAATTTGTACTTTCATCAATATCGGGAAATTTCGCAGCGTATCCTGATTCATGTTCCAATCCCAATTTCTTGAATAGTCCTCTTGTTATTGCAACATACAAATAAAACCTAACAATTTTCTTATTTCCTTCAGACCGAACATTTTCTCGTCTAATAAGAAAATCAGTTGTAGTCATTTCTGGCCATTTCCATTTATATGTTTTAAAATTCTTATAAACGGCGTCAACTGGTGTGAAAATTAATCCATCAATTTCATATGGATACTTTAGTCCAAGGGCTTTGTCAGCTATTTCATATATTTGTCCATAATGGAATTTTTTCATTTTGACAGTCAATGTATCTTTATCTTTCTTTTCTGGATCCTTTATTTTCTTTACCAAATCACCAAGTGCATCAAGACGTGGTTTCAAAGTTAATTCTGTTATATCCTTTCCTTCGGCAATTAAACAATCGAATGATGCGAAAAGATGTAGGTCTTCAATATATTCTCCATCAATTAACCAATTCTTTGGTTTACCACTGAGTATTAATAATGGAATACTGACTACTTCATTTCTACTATTAATCAACCAACTCTTACTCTTTTCATCTATAAAGAGTAAGTGTCTTTCACCATCAGCCTTTTCTGTTACTGCATAATTATTAACTTCCAGAGTTCCAAGATTGCTTAATTGAAGTGTAAGTGGTTTGCTAATTAAATCCCGATTAAAATCTATACTACTTGGACTCCTTGTTTTCAAACTGTAATTCTTATTTGAAAATAAGTTATATATTTCCTGATACAAAGTATTTTTGCTGAGTGAATATTGAATATCAGGATTAATAAGCATTACAACACCTTCAATTTGCTCCATTGTTGAAATTAATACTGTATCAGGTTCCTTATAAATATTTTTCTTACCAATGTATTCTATTTCTACTTCATATTTACTTTCAGAATCATTGCCACCATTTACTATTTCTCTAATAATTTTACCAGCATCTTTAATATTACCAAATTTACGCTGAATAATACTAGTAAAATCAAATCTCCACATACCATCTGTGCTAATTCTACTATTTCTTTGACGAAATCTGATAGAATTAAATTGATTAACTTTCACTGTACTCGAATCTACTTTGTGTTCTATGTTTAATGCAATGCGCACACCAAGATCCACCATTGTTACAATATTTTTTCGTTCCTTTGATTCGTATTTAGTTTCAGTTACTTTATTGTTTTTATCTAGGACCTTAATCATTCTTACATTATTACTTCCAAACCATACAATATCACGACTACTTTTAACAGTATTTCCTTGAAATAAGTGATTAGCGCTAAATATTCTATCATGAACTTCTTTGGAAACAGAAGAAACCCAACCTGATTTCTGATAATCTTTTTTAGTCATACCTGGTTCAAATTTTTTGGGTTCCATACTTCCAAGACGAATTTCCAATTCATATTCCATATTAGGACCTAGTTTATTTGGATCCCACTTGGAAAAAAGGTCCTTTATAGCCAATTGCTGATCATTTGTGATCAATGACATCGTCTTTAAATTATACTTCTACTTTATTTTTAAATTCAATTATATACAAAAAAATATTCATTTTTTAGTTATCATCAGGACCATTTCCATCACCTTCAGCTTCACTTTCTTCTTCACTTTCAATTCCATCGTCGACGACCACATTATCTTCTTCTTCGCTTTCTTCAGCATCGGTATCAATAATTTCATTTGTTTTCTTTTTAGTTTCATTCTTTCTACTTAATTTATATTCGTATCGCACATCCACTTCTTTTCTTGTTTCTTCAAGTAAAGCATTCATTTTCTCATTATAATCTCTATTTTGTTCACAAAGTTCTACAACTTGAAAGAGTTTGTCGATAACTTTATCATCTACCTTATTCAAGTCAATAAAACATCCATTTGTATTTTCAGTAAACTTAATACGATTCTTGATTATAACACGAAGCAATTGTTTATGTTCATTTGAATCAGTAAGTGATCTGACGCGATCAATAAGATCTTTTTTATCTTGAATATTAATCTTAGCCATCTTGGTTTACACACTAAATTTATCTTTAAAATAAAAAACAAATTTCTAATTAATTAAACAGTTGTGTTATTATTATTATTATTCAACGAGTTTTCATCAACAAATACTACACAAAGAATAATTAACATCAAACTATAGCATGATACCCAGATCCACAAAAAGATATTACTAAAAACATCACCAGTATAATATGGAATATTTAATGGCGTAACAAACGATTTTTGTCTAGTAAATAATCCAGTAACTTTGCGTTTAGCACACATAGTCTGTTCTTCACTAAAATATTCATTAACAATTTCATCACAATCTTGACTATCCCAACAGGCTAGTCTTGAATCAAATGTATCATTTGTTGAAATATCAATGATGTCTGCAGTAATACGCCATTCACTATTAATTTCTTCTATTTTAGTGTTATCTATAATACAATCAAACGTTTCGATTGGATTGTTATAATATTGATATCTAAAAATTAAGACCAGAATGCAATATACATACAAGATAAATGCTACAAACCACGTGATATTATCTTCTTTTCCCATTATTGTCAACAATTTGTTTGATTAAAGTAAAAATAATCAATTTTTAATTCAAAAAAATAAATTACTTGAATCTTGAAAATCGTGCGAACAATTAAAAAGGTGTGTACCTTTACGTTAACTAATGAACTAACAAAAGACTCCAGAACTTATAACTAAAATGTTTGATTTTTAGGAGTCAAATTTATAGATTATCAATCTATGTTGTTTTATTAGTATTGATTTTCAAGATCCAAGGCTATTCGTGAATAAATTCACTTTAACCATTCGGTAAGGGATATAACTAGCCCCGAGCATCGATTTATTCAAGTCCTAATACTGATTTTGTATAATCATGTAATTCGATTGTAATTTTTTTATTTGAATTAAATGAATCCTTTTTGTCTTCAAGAAGATTCAATTCAATTCTTGCTTCACCCAACCGTTTTTCAATTTCATTTTCATCAAAAACATTAATACTTATTGATCTGGAATACTCACTAGTTAATCCTCCAGCATTAATTTTTTCAACCAATTCATTGTTTAAATCAAAACTATTGTAATTAGACTTAATATTTTTAAGTAAATATTCTAATGTACTAACTTTACTAGTAACAATACTAATTTTATACAAAACTTCACTTAATCCAGAATTAATATTTTCCCTAAACAATTGTTCCTTTAATCGTTTACTATCTTCTAATAAGTTAAAATACTGTTCCAATTTGTCAGCATTTTCTTTTTGTTTTTCTCTCATCTCAGTCATAAATTTGTCAGTATCACATATTGTTGTATCTTTAATTTGAAAACTTTTGTCTATGTTAGCTACACTACCACGAGTTTGAAAATTATCATGTAAATAATTATTAAGTTTTTTAACAAGCTTGTTAGCCTTGTTTAAAGTAACTAACATTCTAAATAATAATGATATAAACAGGTATTACTATTAAACGCATTAGTGAGTTAAAATGAATAATAGTATTATGAATACAATAATACCTAATAAATACATCAAGAATTGAGTTAATACATGTGCAATTTTATACATAACACTTTTTTCATTCCAAGGTCTATTCATTTTAATAACACGAACTTCTCTTGAATCATCTTTAGTTCCAATCATAACTACAATCATCAGTATAAAAATGATTAAAAATAAAAGATAGATACTACCCATAGCAATTTTTGTTGGTGTATTCATTTCGTTCCAAACTTGTTTGAATGACTTTTGTTCTGAAGACATTTATTTATTCTCACAAAAAAATAAGATTATATACAAATTAAATCAAATCATTCTTTCGTGCCCAATTGCTTGCAATCATCTTTTGTCTATCTTGATATTCCTTTAGTTCGTTTCCACTAATCACTTTCATATCGTTAAACTTAATCATATTCAGTGTTTCTTTAATTTTTTTGTATTGCGTTTCCATTAATCGCCCATTAAATACATTCAATTCTCTACTGAAATTTGTGTATGCATCACGACCTCGTTCTTCTTCACTGACAATACTAACTAAATACTTCTTATGTTCTTTTACAATCATTTTAAGTGCTTCTAATTCCTCACTCTTGATTCCCGTAAAACCACTAGCTACAACATATCGTTCACTATTTGCTGGTCTGCTTGTTTCCGGTTTATACAAGATAACATCTTTATAGTACTGATTAATGATAAACAACAAATCCGCTGTTAATCTTGTGCATGTATCAAACAGTTTCCATATAAAAACACCACCTTCTCGCTGGATACTCAAAGCAGTCACAAGTTCACTGGCTTTCAATACACCAGTTTCCTTTTCTTCTTCAAAATCCATTTGACTTGTTTTTATTCCACCATCTGCAGTTACAATATCACATTTATTTTTACCAAAAGCCTTAATACATCCATTCAATGTTTCTTCGCGTGTTAAGTCACAACTACATCCAATAGGACCCAACGTGATTTGTGACTTATACTTGCTCAATAATTCCTTTGAAAAGTTAATTGTATCTTTGCCTTGTAAAGTTACAACGAAATACTTGTCTTTTTTACCAAGACCATGCATTCCTCTATAATCAATTAATGCTTTCACAAAACCACCAGGCGCTTCACACAAATTAGCCACAGTAATTTCGTCTTTTTTGGGAACTACATCAAATCTATTAATTATCTCCCATAACTTGAAATAAGCTCTGCTTGGTACTGCAACAGTTTCATTTTTCGGTTTAATTCTAAATGTGGAATATCCGCTAGGACTATATACTAATTCTAATGGATTCAATAAAGATCTGTAAAATTTCCACACTTTTTCTGGAATTTCGTCAATTTCCTTTTTAGCATCCTTAATTTTCGGCAAATATCCAAGTTCACACAAATTATCAATAATGTCTTTATCATCTCTTGTCACAATATCAATAAATTTATTAGCACCAGAATCACTCTTCATTTGTAGTAATGAGACATAACGATTAACCAAAGGGACTTCTGCATAAAAATGGATTCTTCCCAAAACATCAATCTGAGTCCTTGATAAATCGCAATTACTCTTCATGACATAAACATTGAGTTTTTGATTAGTTTTAATTGTTTTGGTAAAATCTTTTGGAAGATATTTACTGTTAATAAATATCTTGATAAATTTATCTTTCTCCAAAAAGATTCCAGGAGGACTAATCAATGTCACATTACATCCAAGTAAAATATCACCATCACTAACTTTCACAACATCAGCCTGAAACCAGACATCAAAGGTTACATCTCCAGAAAAACTATTTGTATCAGTAATTCCTCGTGATCGTGATTCTATGCCATGAACTTTAGTTACAAATCCACAAGTATCGCATCTATTTTCAATATTATTTCTTAAATGACGCAACAAAGTATCATCAATTTGTGTCAAATCCTTGGATTTCAAGGAAATTCTTTTGACCAAGAATTTGGTTTCGTGTTCCATTACTTTATCTTGACAATATACTTTTAAATTCGTTTACAAAAAAATATATAGTCAATTTTTGTTAACGATACACATTTTTACAATCACCATTGTACCAAACAAGAATATTAAAACTCATAATTCCAATACATGATTTAGTTTCATTAACATTAACTACATCACTAAATTCCACTTTAATATCAATTTCATTTATAGCACTCAGATTAATACCGAAAACCCTTTCTTGTTTAATAAGATCATCATCTGTATCAGGAAAAAACCAAATACTATGAAAATTATTAGTATTATCAGTAATAATTCTACTACTTGCATATTCAATTCTATACCAATCATCAATATCAATATCCATTTTTTGTATACTTGGCCAGGGCTGTTCTTTAGTGTTATTAGTGTCCCATAAAAATGATGTATACATAACAGGACATAACCATTTTTCTTTTGTACTAACGGTTGCGCCGCCACCACCAGATTCTGTATTATATTTTCCAGGCATTTGTGAAGACTCCTTGTGATTACTTACAACTTTGATCCACTCATCATTTTTATTTCGCGAATAAAAGCTGTTGCGTTCAATAAGACAGTATTCCATATAATTTCTTTCAATGTCTTCACATAAATTGAAGTAATCAATACCAAAACAATATAATTGCATCTCATTTAAATCCAAATCCTCGACAACATCATTCCGCTTCATATACTCCACAACAAGGTAAATATCACGACCTTCTGTATCCAAGATATCCAGGAATCCCTTTTCCATACATTCAAAAAGATAAATAGGATAATAAATCCAACCATCTTTTTTGTTGCGAATAATATTTCGCTGACTTGTACAGAAAATTTTGCTACCTAGATTGGTTATGCGAATTATATTTTTATGTCCAATCATGATATTAAAGAAGATCATGTGATCATTGATGTTAAATATTTCCGGAAATTTCAGATATAATTCATACAAGACCTTGACGTTTTTTTCTCTACAAATCTGCGTAAGATTATATATAAGTGTATTTGGTTTTTCATTGCTTAATTGTATAACACGTGGTTCTGAAATATTATTATGATACCTTTTTTTGATGTTATTTATGATATTATCACGTGGCATCCATCTACCAAGATCTTTGTATCTTAAATATAAAATTTTTTCATTGTATTCTTTATCGAATGTATCCTGATAAAGCCTTATACGATCAACATTCAATCCACTTAATTCTAGTTTTTCTAGATCCATTTATCTATTTTATAGACTATTTTACTTTTAAAAACTATTATACACATATAGAATAAATATGTCAAACATACAAGAAACTTTTACAGTAGACGTTATACAAGAACTAAAGACAATAACTGCCAATATAAAATCACATTATGATAATAATCCATCTACACCACTTCCACAAAAGGTATCAGAACAAATCAAAAAAAATAAGAAATTAGAAATTAATTAAGAAATCATATCTTCTACTTCAAGATACTCGTAAAACCATTTTGTTTTACCTTTATCCTTGATTTCTCTCTGTCTCAATTCAACTTCTATTTTATCACAAAGTGTCTGGATACTATTACGATTTTTTTGTGGTATTCCAAGATTTTCAACTATATCTGTAATCATTTTCTTGTTACTTGATTGGCTACAAACAAATCCACGAGGAATTTTGCGACGATCAATAAATTTCTGTGTGCCGCTGATAGGAGGTCTTAATTTAAATACTAATTTATTTGTTCTATCCTTATCAATAAAACCAACAATAACATTATTTTCTTTTGTAATTTTACGTCTTTTTGTGAAATCTTTGACACAATTCTCCCACCCAGTTTCAGTTAAACAGCGAGGTCTTTTTCCAAGAAGATGACCGATAACCAAATCATTTATTTTTAAATTTTCGGTACTGAATGTGTCGCTGCTTGCAAATCCAGAATCTTCTAATTGTTTGTTTGTTATCAAGTAATCCTTGTAAAAATCCAGTATTTTGTTGTTATAATCTGATTCTTTGTGCTTCTTCTTTGTCTTATTGACTGCTTCATTTTGAATTACGTCTTCAAGTAATTTTTGTTGAATCTTTGTATTTAGTTTACCTAAGATTCTTCCTATCTTCGCCATATCACTTGTTGCAGAAATTCTTTGTATAATATCTTCTTTTGTCATTTTGTCTTCTTCTGTTTTGACCTTTCTAGCATCTAAGTATGATCTTATCGAAACCTGGTGTTTATCAGGAAGTTCAACAGGAACAAGCCTTTCAAGTAATGGTAAATTATCATCTGGACTATCACTAGGTTGGAAAATATACCAATCACTTCTGTATAAAATATATCCTGGATATCCAAATTCATTCAAAATAATTGTCTTTTCCCTTATCATTTCATCCAAAGCAAGGTGAATATACCTATCTTCAAGGAGATCAATCCCCATTTTATATATTTCTTCCTTTATTTCATTATATGACCATATAATACTTACAACAAATAATTTTTTGATTGTTGTTTTGATCTTATTCTTTTCTTCATCATAAAAGTATAATTTATAAGTTGATGTATCAACGTCTTTCATTAAAAGTTCTTTGAATTTTTTCATATCTTTCCCGGTACTACTAATAGTCGGAGGTTCCCATGCGCATTTATAATTACAATCTTGATAATCACATAAAGAACTGCACAATTTTCCTGGATTTTTTTTAGTTTCACAATCTTTGTAATGACGCACTTCTTCTTCAATAACATTTTCAAACTTATTGAGAGCACAATCAATTGCGTTTTCTTTGAGAGCTCGTTCTATTTTTTTGATAGTAATATGTTTTTTCTCAGCCCGAAGATAAATTTTCTCTTCAATACTAGGTTCTTTACTATTTGGAATACTACTAACATATTTAAAAATCTTGACATTACGCTGATTTTGTGGGAGTCCAACATGAGAGCAATGTCGCACGGCACGTCCTTCAATCTGCAATATACTGGGAATATTAGGTTGAAAATTGAGAATATGAATTTCTCTTATTCTTTTCAAATCTATTGATTCGCCAGTAATTTTGGAACCAAGAACAGCTTTGATTATAGTTCCATTTTTGTTTTGCATATCATTAAGAAGACCAACAATCTTATTTCTCTGATTATGATCAATCTTACCATACAAAACAATTAATTTAGCTGGATACCAGCGAGGACATTTACTATTTTTGTTGTGATTATTTTTTAGTTTTCCACATAAAACACATATAGTTCCAGGTGCGGCATTGTTCTGATTATATTCCACACTTTGTGATAAATTGTACAAATCAAAACCATTTTGCAATAAAATTTGTTCAAATAACAGTAGTCCAATACCAACAATTAGTTCATCATAAATTAAAATAGGTCCTCCATCAGACGTTAAACTATCAATAATATTATTTAAGACTTTGTAAAACTTATCTGAATACTTTTTGAGATTCTCAGCCTTCAAAATCGAGCCTGTAATAATAATATTCTTTGAATCTCGTGGGTCGCGTGATAGTTGGATTCCATGTTTTTTCAGAAATTCTGGATCTGCGCGCGCTAATACGCTATTAATCTCACTAGTTTTGAAAATACCTATTTGTGTGTTTTCTGGATTAGGCAAAACCATATCCAGAAGACCTCTGTCTTCACTAATAAATGTTGGTTTCTTTTCAGAAAATTGTTGTTGATAAGTCCGTAAATGTAATGGACTCATTGGACATGGTATCAAATGAGTATATTTAAAACCAAATTTTTTCAAGACAACACCCATTTCTATTTTTTTTGGAAATGTGTATGGATTAATACCACGTAGATAACTGACATATCCTTGACTTTTCTTACCTATTACACTAAGTCCATCAGGTTTTAGTGTAAAATTATCAGCTTCAAATACTTCCTTTTTCTTAATTTTCTTTTCCAAAGGTAATAAGAAATTTAACATTTGAACAATCTCGTCTGGTAAATTAATCATAGGAGTTGCAGTTAATAAAATAACGCGAAGATTCTTGCTTCTAGCAATCATAAGTTCTACCGATTTACCCCAATCAATACCTTCAATTCTATGTGCTTCGTCGATGATAAGAATACTATTATCCATATTTTCAATAGTTTTGATACTTTGTTTACGTTTATAATCTCCTTTTTCCGTTTTGATTAATTTCTTTGTATCTGAACGAAATTTAGCACCTAAAGTTCTATTTTGAAAAACACCATATCCCATAAATTTATAATACCCACCTTTAGTTGGATCTGTTAAACGAGTTTCTAATTCGCGCTTATAAGCATCATATTGAAGACTACCCGCTTTTGATCCAGCTTGTTTACTTAATTTAAGTAATTTGCGGCGTTCCGCGTCAGTAATGTATTCTGGATTTATAAATTTACTAAAAAGCTCCTTAATAAAGTTATTTCTGGCTTCATGGCTGCTAACAACATAAATATAAGGGCGACTAGTAGTTTTTTCTCTAATTTTTCTGATGTATTCTCTGAAATTCTCAGCAATACTGATTGCTCCAAGTGTTTTTCCAACTCCAGTGCCCCACATAACAAGTAAATTTCTGTAAGGTGTATGAGGATTAATGTAATTTCTTATTAATCTTTGTTGTGTCTGCAATTCATATTCATCAGCAGTTTTGTCACATTGTGCTTCAAATTCCTTTGGATCATCAATATATTTTTTTCTATTTCCATAGAATTCCTTTTTATGATACAATTTTTCGAAGAAATCCTTATCTTCAGTGTCTGGATAATATGACATCTTTATTTAATATAAGACTTTTAATATAATAACATGTGTAACAGCTTCGTTGTCGAAAGCAATTTAAAACAATATACTTATTTTAGACTGTGCGATGCAATATGGAGAATTCTTATTTAAAAGAAAAATCTATAGATGAAGAACTTTTGCATAAAAAAACGGATATTGATTCATCATCAATCAATTATAATTATATTTATTCACAACCAACTTGTCCAAGACCACAAATGTATGTTGGTCATTATGCCGGTCATCATGTTCATAAAAATTCAAGAATTTTGTGTAGCAATTGTGGTGAACTGGGTCATACTCATAAAGCTTGTATGGAACCAGTAACAAGTTTCGGAATAATTTGCTATCGTATTTGTGATAGCAAATTATCTTTCTTATTGATTCAGCGAAAACATTCTATAAGTTATATAGATTTCGTTAGAGGAAAATACACATTCGAAAATATTGGTTTCTTGAACATTCTTTTTAAAACAATGACAGAAGAGGAAAAAAGGAAATTAACAACATTATCATTTGAAAATATATGGGACGAACTTTGGATAAACGATAATCGATTATATAGACATGAATACAAAAACTCAAAGAAAAAATATGAAATTATCATGTCTGGATATATTTTCGATAATAGATTGATCAGTATTAATAAGTTAATCAAAGAAAATCCAAGCAATGGTACATTGGAATGGGGATTTCCGAAAGGAAGACGAGATAAAAATGAAAGTGATATTAAATGTGCTTATAGAGAATTTCAAGAAGAAACTAATTATACAAGCGACGATTATATTTATCATGAAGATTTACCACAATTTACTGAAGAATTTATTGGGACAAATGGTATTGCTTACAGATATGTTTATTATGTTTGTAAAAATGTAAATAATAAAAAACCATATATTGATAAAACAAATCGATCCCAGATATCAGAAATAGGGAATATTGGTTGGTATACTTATGAAGAAGCCATTAAATTAATTGGAAAACGTAGTCGTCGCCGAATTGGTGTATTACGAAAAATTTATGAATTGTTACAAAAAAATATTTGTAACAAATGAATTAATTATTTTTTTCAAGTAATTTTACGATTGCTTGATTACCATATTTATTTGCTATATGTAGAGCTGTTCGACCACTGTTGTCTTGAATACTCATGTCAATATTACCAACTCTTAATAGGGTTTTAACAATTTCTTGTTTACCATACATACTTGCTTCATGTAGAGCTGTCCAGCCATAATTGTTTTGTTTATTTATGTTAATACACCCAGCTTTAATCAAGATTTCAATACAATCTTTATTACCATTTATACATGCTAAATGTAGAGCTGTATTATTATTACCATCCCGAATATTCATGTCAGCACCAGCTTTAATCAAGAGTTCAACACATTCTTTACGACCAGATGCACTTGCCCAATGTAGGGGTACATAATCCATATTGTCTCGTTTATTTAAGTCAGCACCAGCTTTAATCAAGAGTTCAACGCATTCTTTACGACCATTATAACTTGCTAAGTGTAGAGCTGTATTGTTATTATCGTTTTGTTTATTTATGTTAACACAACCAGTTTTAATTAAGAGTTCAACACAGTCTTTATGACCATAAATACTTGCTAAGTGTAGAGCTGTACTACCATCATTGTCTTGAATATTCAAGTCAGCACCAGCTTTAATCAAGAGTTCTACAATTTCTTTATGACCACTATAACTTGCTATATGTAATGCTGTAGAATTATAATTATCTTGAATATTTATGTTATTAACACTATTTTGAATCAATAGTTTCATTAACTTAGTATAACCTTTTTTAGCAGTGTCATACCATAAATCATATGAAAAATGCATTACATTTATTTCTATTATACTTAAATTATACAAGTTCCATAAACTACTGAATTTTGATTGACTTCTTTGACTCAAAAAAGAGAATACGTTGTACCAGAGTTCTGTTGGTGTATTCATTGTTGTAAATATGAAAAAATAATAATAAAATTAATCATTTTTTTCTAACAATTCAACAATTTCTTTATAATTACGATGACTTGCTAAATGTAGAGCTGTTAATAAATTATTGATTCGAATATTCACATCAGCACCAGCTTTAATCAAGAGCTCAACACAGTCTTTATAACCATATTTACTTGCTAAATGTAGAGCTGTCCAATCATCATTGTCTTGAATATTTAAGTCAGCACCAGCTTTAATTAAAAGTTCAACACATTCTTTATGACCACGAATATTTGCTAAATGTAGAGCTGTTTGACCATAATCGGTTTGAATATTTAAATCAACACCAGTTTTAATTAAGAGTTCAACACATTCTTTATGACCACGAACATTTGCTAATTCTAGAGCTGTATAACCATAAATGTTTTGTTTATTCACATCAGCACCATTCGCTATCAAGAGTTCAACCCAGTCTTTATGACCATATTTACTTGCATAATGTAGAGCTGTACTACCACTATAATTGTCTTGTATATTCACGTCAGCACCAGCTTTAATCAAGAGTTCAACACAGTCTTCATGATCATTTATAATTGCTAAATGTAGAACTGTAGAACCATCATTGTCTTGAATATTTACATCAGCACCAGCTTTAATCAAGAGTTTAATACATTCTTTATAACCATATCTACTCACTAAATGTAGAGCTGTCCAACTATCATTGTTTTGAATACTCAAATAAGCACTATTTGCTATCAAGAGTTCAACACAATCTTCATAACCATAAATACTTGCTAAATGTAGAGCTGTATTGTTATTATCGTTTTGTTTATTTATGTTACCAACACCAACTTTAATCAAGAGTTTCATTAACTTAGTGTATCCTTTACTAGCAGTGTCAAACCACAAATTAATTGAACTCCACATTAATTCTATTTCTTTTGTACTTAAATTATACAAGTTCCATAAACTACTGAATTTTGATTGACTTCTTTGACTCAAAAAAGAGAATACGTTGTACCAAATCTCGTTAGGTAACTGCATTTTGTTGAATAAAAAATAAGATTAATCAGTTTTTTCTAACAATTCAACAATTTCTTTATGACTACACATATTTGCCCAATCAAAAGCTGTATAATTATTATTATCTTGAATATTTATATCAGCACCAGCTTTAATCAAGAGTTCTACAATTTTTTCATGACTATTATAACTTGCTAAGTGTAGAGCTGTCCAACCACCATTATTTTGTTTATTTATGTTAATACCACCAGCTTTAATCAAGAGTTCAACAATATCTTTATAACTACGATTACTTGCTATATGTAGAGCTGTAGAATTATAATTATCTTGTTTATTTATGTTAATACCACCAGCTTTAATCAAGAATTTCATCGATTTAATATAACCTTTTCTAACAATGTCAAACCATAAATCATTTGAATCATGTAATAACTCTATTTCTTCTATATCAAAGTTGTGTAAGTTCAACAAACTATTGAACTTTGACATACTCTTTTGACTCAAAAAAGAGAATACATTGTACCAGATTTCTGTTGGTAACTGCATTTTGTTGAATAAAAAATAATAGTTTAATTTTATTTAATCAGTTTTTTCTAACAATTCTATAATTTCTTTATAACTAAAATGTTTTGGTATATGCATGGCTGTATTACCATCTTTGTTTTTAATATTCGTGTCAGCACCAGCTTTAATTAAGAGTTCAACAATTTTTCTATATCTATTCTTACATGCAATATGTAGAGCCGTATCACCATTACCGTTTTGAATATTTACATTTGCACCAGCTTCAATTAAGAGTTCTATGATTTCTATATTACGATGCTCACATGCCATATGTAGAGCTGTATCACCGTATTCAGATTTAATATTGACACCACAACCACCAACTTTAATCAATAATTCTGCAATTTCATAATAACCTTCAATACTTGCTAAATGTAAAGCAGTATAACCACAAACATACTGAGAATTAATGTCAACAAATCCAATCAATATTTTAACAATACTTTTATGACCATTTTGTGTAGCTTTATCCAATGTCTCATCACTAATTGGCGCATCATTATCAAGTAATATTTCAACACAATCTTTGTGACCATATTCACATGCTTTGACTAAATGTTCACTATTAGGAATTGCTCCAGCGTTCAACAAAATTTCAAGAATATCTTTATATCCATACCTACTTGCACAATAAAGTGCTGTTAACCCATATTTACCTTGAGAGTTAATAACATCAGCATGTTCAATTAAGAGTTCAACTACTGCTTTATGTCCATATCTAGCTGCATAATATAGCCCATTATATCCATTGAACTTACTACCCACATTATTAGCATCATTCTTTATTAGTAAAGAAACAATACCACTATATCCTTTTTTACATGCATCAAACCATACTCTTTTAGAAGTATGTAACAATTGTATTTCTTCTGTACTTAAATTGTACAAATTCCACAAACAACTGAACTTTGATACACTATTGTTTGTTAATTTAATTATAATATTAGACCAAATTTTGTTCGATAGATTCATTTTTGATAAGTGAATGAATATTTATTCATTTTTTATAATACGATTAATTAGAATGCCAGGCGCTACTATTGTTATTGTTACAACATATAAAGACACGAAATGCATTGTTGTGTATAAAGAATATAGGAGATGGGCACCTAATGGATTTTGGTCAACTCCTGGTGGTACAATTGATGAAGGAGAAACTCCACTAGACGCCGCTATAAGAGAAACAAAAGAAGAAGCATATATTACATTAACTCCAGAACAATTAAGTCCACCATTACCAGGAAAGAATTGTACTTATTACATTACATACATTCCTTATGTCAGTAAAAAGGATTTTCTTACAAAAAGATATCAATCGCCAAATTTAAAAGAAACAGAAAAAGAGATGTGGAGCCTGACATTTGTTCCTATTTATAATTTAAGATCGAATACTAATAATGTTCATGATATTCATGGTAAAGACGTTAATTTACGCGATATATTCTTCGCAGATCTAAAGAGATTCCCAGAAATCCTTGAAAAAATAGAGAGTTATTGATAAAAATTGAAATATATTTTTTAATTAAACCAATAATGACAGACAAGTACATTACCACCCTTTTAATTATCGGTAGCTTTACCTTGTTTAATATCTATATTGCATTCCCTGTATTTAGAGAAATACGCGAAATTGATAATTACGTTAATGCAACATGTACTGTAACAGAAAATCAATATAATATATATGATAGAAAATATAAGTTAATTGTTGGAATTGAAGATAAAGAGAGAAATGAAACCGATATATTTATCATTCAATTCGATTCATTGAATGAATTAAAAGAAGGTGCTGAAAAGTATCATAAAGGATATGAATTTAGATGTATTTATTATCCTGATTGGGATTCACATAATAGTATTCAAGGACATACTCAAATGGAGATGACGTATGAATTAAGCTTGTCAGTGATTGTTATGTTTTATATTGCTGTGATATGTCTTGCTTTTTACCAAATTATCCTCATTTATAAACACAGAAATAGAAATGGCATGAACAATCCTTACGTTTATGAAGATATTCTTCAGACTTGAAATACAAGTATAATTCTTTTTTTTAAAATTGAATACTAAATACACTAAATTAAAAAAATGTCAATTCAATTAATTCTAGGTCCAATGTATGCATCAAAAACTTCAACACTAATTTCCAAAGCAGAAAGATATCAGATAGCTAATAAGAAATGTATAATTTTCAAGTTTGAAGGAGATACCAGATATACAAGTGAAAGTAAAGTCGCAACCCATAATAACAGATTTTTTGATGCTATACAAGTTGGTACTGATATTACAAAAATGAAGGATATTGCAGTATTGTATGATGTTATTTTAATTGATGAAGGACAATTTTTTACAGGATTAGTGGATTTTTGTGACTCATTAGCCAATGAAGGTAAAATTGTGATTATTTCTGCTCTTGATGGAGATTATAAAAGAGAATCATTTGGAGAAATCCCACAATTAATTTCGAAAGCTGAACATATTCTGAAGCTTAAAGCTGTTTGTACAGAATGTTACCAAGATGCATCATTCACAAAGAGAAAAAAAGAGAGTAAAGAACAATTATTAATTGGAGGTTCTGAATCTTATATTGCTGTTTGTCGTAGTTGTTACTTTGATAAGCATTAACCCCAAGTCATTGCAGCACGACCTACTGGTCCTATACTTGCCAAAAATACTATAACCATTATAACAATGAAAATAATAACAATCCATTTAAATACAGTACCAACAAAATATTTTGTTTTTTGCCACGGAGTTTTCTCAAACCAAGGTTTATCCCATTCTTCTTGACGTTTTCTTGCTTTTTCTCTTTTTTCCTTGCGCTTATTAATGCATTCTGTATCTCTGGAATCACATGGTTTAAATGCATTAACAATGATAAATAAAAATATAATACCAACTATACTACCAAGTAAAGCAAAACTCATGGTGTAATAGTTAATACTTAATAACAAAAAAAAAGGAAATTACTCTCTCTTTTTAAAATGCTCAAGATATTCCATCAATTCATCATAATGACTGTTGATCCACTCGCGAGTCAATGGATGATGACTATATAAACAGTTTGCTCCATTCAAACAGTGTACAAATCGATATGCACATTCGGATTTACGATAATTGTCATCATCTAATTTCTCCAATGCGACAAATGGGTTAATATGGAAATAGTTAATGGCATCACAAGGTGGAAGATTCATAATCCATTCTCGTTCATTATCAGGGATCTTTTGTTCCCATTCTTGAAAGCTAAGCATGTAAAGTGGAAGAGTTTCTTGTTGTGCGTCTTCATCAAACTGTTCTTGTGGTATGTCTTCTGGGTCTTCATCAGACTTTTTTTCTGATAATTTCATTGATTCAATCACCTTTTCAATTGAAGGCAACGGATTTTTAGCTGGCAATTTTGACAATTTCGACAAGAATTTTTGTTTTAAGTCAGGACATTCTTCATTTCCAAGAATTTCAAGAAACATTCCTGTAATCATTTCAATTTGTTCATGACTAATTTCTTTTGTAATTGCAGTCATAACTTTAATGACATGCAATGGCGTTGTTTTTTTCTCTTCGATTGAATTGCCGAAATCTCCAATAATTTTCAGCAATTTTTTTGTTTCTGAATCATTAGTTTCTGAATCATAAATGCATTGATAATACTGCAATGCATCAGAAATGGGGACTTGTTTTGTTGTCGTGATCACAATCTTTTCCATTATTATTATGTATGATTTACCTAAAACTATATAAAATCAATTTTTATTTTAACTATTTAGCAACAAAGGGAATAAAAGTGCGATAAATGTTCCAATAAATGCTAGGATTCCTAAACCAATACCTTTAGTTATTATTGTTAACACATCAGAATCATTAACATATTCATCATAGAATGTGTAAAACATATAACCAATTCCAACTATAACTGATATACCCAAAAATCATTATAAAATAATCTTCACCGTGACGACTCATTTATATTCTTAAATAAAATAATTGCGATTTTAAAGATATAATTTCAATATAATTATATCGTAAGATGTGGTACGTAGTTCACGAATACGAAACTTTTACTGACAATGATCCAGCACATTCCTGGTTAATTGTTGCTGAATATGATAATAAGCGAGAAGCAGATTCACATGCTCTTAAACTCAATTTTGATGATTTCTGTCTTAACAAAATAACTAGATGGCCAAAGAAGTATCATAGGAAATCAGTAGATTCTCTTGATACTTCAGATCTTCAACAAATTGTTTTATACGTATTACAAAATGTTAATGCCAAAACAGGTAGTAAAAATCAGTATTGGGGACGTGGTTACTATATAATTTCTGATGATCGTTTGAAAATTCGTAAGGGAGTTAAGAAAATAAATGATATCCATGCCTTACTAAAGAATACTGAAGGTCATGATGGTGGAACAACACATGACAATCCTTCTGACTCAGAATATTTTGAAGAATCAGAATACGAATCAGGTACAGATTCTGAAGAAGAAACCAATAAAGAAGAAGAATCAGATCATCATGATAGTGATACTGAATCAACAAAACCTGATGAAAGCAACAACGCTAGTGAAAAAGAAGGTGATGTTCATACTGAAGATGAAGGTGACAATATTAGTGACAATGCCAGTGAAAAAGCTAGCTACAATGGGAGTGACAACGATGAATCAGATCTCGGAGAATATCTTAGTGATTAAATAAACTTAAAAGCAAATTATTATTTTTTTATAGCAATGGACGAGTTACCATTAGAATTGGTTTATTTTGTAACCAAGCATTTGACTAATGTCGAACATGCAAAATTATTTTGTGTCACAAATATATTTAATTTGACCACAAAAGATATAAAAATACTACTAAGTAATACAGCTTGGTTCAATGCCATATTATTCAAATCTTATAAGTTGATTGAAATCATAATGAATACAGGTAAATTTATTTCTTATCCTGAAATTGATCTAGTATTAAAAACAGATGATATACAATTTATACAATTTTTAATGAATAAAGTAATAGGTAAGGAAGATTACATTTTCGGTAATAGAATTTTAGATACAAAGAATAAGGAAATAATTAAATCATTTATAAATCCAAGTGAATTTAATGACTTATCAATTAAAGAAGTAATTGAAAATGATAATATAATAGCATTAGAGTGTTTGTTTGAACTATTTTCAAAGGAAAAAATACAAGAAGAAATTGCAAAATGGTGTATTCATTATTGTGTTTGTTACAGAAGTATAAAATGTTTAAAATTCTTGATTAAAGAAGGGTTTGATGTAAATTTAATACATGCTTGTAGATTTAATGAAAAAGAAACACCTTTATTAGCCGCTACAGATATAAAACAAAATGATGAATTTATTGAACTATTACTTGACGCTGGTGCTACTATTAGTACCGTAAAACAAAATTATGGTTACGCAAATCCATTAAAAAAAGCTTTATGTAATTGTTCTCCTAAACTAATTAAAATAATAATTGAAAAATACAATGGTAAAATAAATACTAATCATTTGAACGCTCTTTTATCTAATCCAAAATGTACAGTAGAATTAATTCAAATACTTATTGACAGAGGTGTTAAAATTAATAGAAAATTAAATAATAATGAAAAAGATTATTTGACTCAAATAATAAAATCATTTTCTAGGAATGATATTCCATTGAAAGTAGCATTAAATGAAGGAAACAAAGAAATTATACAATTTTTGATAGAAAAAGGTGCAGTCTTATAAAAATTGAATTACTTCTAATTATAATTGTATATTAAAATGAACAATCTTTCAACAGAACTTATTTGTCAAGTATATTATTTTTTGTCTCCAAACTCTTTGACTAAAGCTTCTTTAGTCAAAAATATACACGGATTTGATAAAATAGATTTTGATATTCTCCTTTCTGAAGAATTTTGGGTAAATGCTATTATTTATAACAGAATTGTATTGATTAAACTATTTATAACCGATAATAAAAAGGAATATGGTAATTATGGTATAAATATTCTAGAATTAGCAGTTCAATTGAATCATATAAAAATTGTTGAACTATTTCTTGAAACTAGTGTTAATAAGTATATTATTAAATGGGAAACAATGGCAAAAGCCATTAAAAATGATAATATAGAGATGATTAAACTTCTTTTGAAACACGGTTATGATATCAATACGGTTAATTTCTGGCAGCAAACAGTATTCTTTTATGCTATTAAAGATAACAATGAAGAAATTATTGAGCTATTACTTGATGCCGGTGCTAATATTTATAATAAACCCAGGTATGGAGGAATCACAACAGTATCATACTTTTTGAAATTAAGTAATATAAACTTTCTTGAAAAATATCATAAAGATATTAATTGGGCTCAGTATATGTGGGAAATGAAGAATTTATCTACACAATCTTTCAAGTTATTACTTAAAAATGGCGTAGATATTAATTCAAGGAATTGGAATAATAGTACATTACTTATTGAAGAATGTAGAAAGGTCAAAGTTGATAAATCAAATGTAGAATTTTTGATTAATAATGGAGCTGATCTTAATTTACAGGATAATGATGGATTTACTGCATTACATTACATTGCGATGAAAAATTATCCTGATATATTAAAATTATTGCTTCAAAGTGGTGCTAATCCTTTTATTGATAATAATATTAATGGAGATTACCCTATTGTATATGCTATTTCAGAATACAATATAGATAATATCAAAATAATTATTGAACATAATCCAGATACTTTAGATTTAGCAAGAACTGATGGTAGTGGTTCATTGTTTGTTGCCTTACAAGAATGTTCTTCTTATGAAACTATTAAATACTTAATTGATAAAGGACCAAGTAATTACAAAGATACAATGCATATAGCGCTAAGCAATGGTAAGAAGAAAATCATTGATTTATTGATTGAAAGGAAGGTCTTTTATTAGATCACCATTACACCTATTCTTTTTCAATCAAGATAACAAATCTTTCTTTATTTAAAGTAATGAATAAGGAAATTATTGAAATATTCAAAGAATTAGCTGAAATATATAATATACTAAACGATGAATTTCGCTCTCTGGCATATAGTAAGGCAATCGCCAGTATTCGAAGATACAATAAACCACTTACGGATGCTTTGCGAGTTAAGCTTCCCAACATTGGCAGCAGTATTGCGCTAAAAATGAACGAAATAATTAATACTGGACAGTTAAAAATTCTGAAGGATCTTCAGAAAAGCCCTCATATAAAGCTTTTGCGACAAATGCTACGTGTACAGGGATTTAGTAAAGAATATGTCATGAATTTGTTGAAAGCATTTCCTAACATTAATACAATAGAAGACATCAAGAAACTTCATAAAGCTGGTAAAATCAAATTAAATAAAACTCAAGAAAAAGGATTGAAGTATTCAACAGATGCTCAACAAAAAATACCACGAAGCGAGATCAAGAAAATAGGTGATATTATCAAGCGTGAAGCCAAAAAATTATTTCCCAGTATTCATGTTGAATTAGTTGGGAGTTATCGTCGTGGAAAGATCGCGTCTAAAGATGTTGATATTCTTATCATGAAACCAAAAGCCAAAAAAATGGATAACTTTATTGAAGACTTTGTTAAACACCTTAAAAAGGCGGGAATACATGAAGTCACGTTTAATCGTGGAAAACGCAAATTTAATGGTCTTGTTAAAACAAAGAATTCTCGATTTGCGAGACATCTGGATATAATGTATGCATTACCTATTGAATATCCCACAGCGCTTCAATCATTTACTGGGTCAGGCGTTCACAATGTCAGGCTCAGAAGTACGGCTAAAGAAAAAGGATATAAACTCAGCGATCAAGGACTTTTTAAAAACAATAAAAGAGTTCCTATCAAGACAGAACATGACATCTATAAAAAACTCGGTATGGAATATTTACCTCCTAGCAAACGTGATGTCTGAATATTTCTTCTATTTTTTTAACTAACCGCAAGTCACTTATTAAACAATCATAGAATGATTTACGTAACTTTAATTTTCGCCCACCCATATCTGTTATGTATCGTTCTTTGTTCAAAATGGCTCGTTTAAACGATGTAATCGGTACTTTTGTTATGTCATGTGTTTCTTTCTGATATCGTTTTAATCCTGGTGTACAGAACCTAGCTTTAATATATTCTTCTCTGCTTAGCAATCCAGTACTCCTTAGTTTCACAACCCAGAAATGTACTTTACCCACAATTACTTTATTTTTTTCAGTTAACATACTTGATGGTATATCTATAAAAGCCTCTTCTTTGGTTTCTCGTATAGCAGCTTCTTTTGCTGTTTCACCTTTATCAATATTACCACCAGGACTGTTATAAACTGTTCCTTCACCCCATTTTCTTTCTTCATACAAAACAATGGAAGGAATGCTTTTCTTTTTGTAATTGACACATTCCAATATTATTATAACAGCAGCCATTTACAATATAAATTGATTTTTATTTCATTATAAGGTCACAAGAATCTGATTCAGAATCGTAATCAGAATCATATCCAGAAATTATACTATTAAATTCTGATTCCATTTCTAAATCAGATTCTATTTCTGGATCTCCAGGCTTTCTTGTTAAACATTTATGAGTGAATGATAAACATTTTATCTTTCTAATAAGATGACTAACATAGTATCCTTCTTGTATCATTGCATGTAAATGAGATATATCTATATAAGTTTTAGGAAGATTATATTGTGGATGATGATCTATAAACCAAATTGCAAAATGAGAGAATGAACATTCATCAAATATTTTTTCCCATTCTTTTGAATTGTAATATTCGTTTTTTTCTCGTATTATAGCATTATATATAGAAATAGTGTTGTTATCAACAAATATCCAGGCAAAATTTCCTTTTGTTATATTTTCTATAACAGATCGATAATTTTCAACCCTTTTTGTAATAATAATATTTTTGCAGTTCGAAACTTGTTTTTTTATAAGATCATTTGTAATCTTACGAGTTACATTATAAGCAGTTTTTAAATCTGATTTAAATATTATATTTAAATGAATATATTCATTATCACATAATTGTTGAGTTACAATGGATTCTTTAAAATTTTCTTTTATATAATCTTCACATAATTGGTAATTTTCTAGTACAGGACTTATAATTGTGAAATAATGCATATTTATAATGTATATTTAATAATAATTTAAGACATAATTTCACAATATAAATTGATTTTTATTTTATAACTATTGTAAATGGCTGCCATTCAATCCGGGGATTTTGTGGACTACATAGACCATGATCACAGAGTCTATAAATATACAGTTTATAAAGTACTTGACCACGGAGATACTCTAGAAATTCGTCACAAAGGTAAGAAATTTTACTTGATTAAAAATAATGAAATTAAAGAATGGACCAAAACTCCTGCGGTAAAATGTCTTACCTAATAATATTAACCTTTTTTATTTGGTTTAAGTATAATGGGTTGGTTTTTTAGTACCAAGAAAGAAAAATGTCCATTCAAAGAAGAATGTATGACAAGAGATACTAAATATGAATACATCAAGAAAATGGAATTTGGAAAAAAAAGTCATGCTTCTTTTGGACAAATAAATATTGCTAAGATTCGTGGGAAGGAAAAGAATGATGTTATTATTAAAGTTCAGGATATATCAGATCCTGATAAAGAAAGAGTTTTTTGGAATGAAGTTATGTTAATAAATCGTATGACACAAAGGATACCTGAATTGGGACCTGGATTCATTGATTCTTGGGTTTGTGACAATAAGGGTTATATTGCTATGGAAAATTGGCTTGAAGGTTATGAAGGTGGATCATTAAAAGATTTTGATTTTAAAGAGTATCCAAAAGATGCTCAAATTTCACTTACATTATTTTTATTAAAACTTTATAAACGCCTACATTCAAAAGCTCAAATTTTTCATGACGATATAAGAGCACCTAATATTCTTTTCCGACGTATAGGAGAAAGTGTTAGATTTGCTATTATTGATTTTGGACTTTCTGAAGATTTAACAAATAAAGATGAATATCCAACTAAAAAGGAAATTCTCAAAAGTATTATGTCCGATTATATCAATCTTATTGAATTAGTTTTAGATATGGGTGGTGACGTAGCAAAATATGCTGACTTCAAATATGGAAAAAAATCTAGGACATATTGTGTTTTTAGTAACAAACTTGATGATTTAGCTCCACAAATAAAAGATTTTGTAATTACAACTATGAATGAATATAGTCCAAAAATAAATAAGGAAGAATTTTATAAAAAACAAGTTGATAAATTTAATGCACGAAATATTAGAAGAAGAATTTATGTACGAGGAAAATGTAAAAGAATGGAACAACCTGTTGGTAAAGATCCTGCTGTTGAAGAAGCTGCACAAAAACTTGGTATAGACTAGATATGAAAACTAAATCAGAAACTTTGTATATTGGTGCTCATTTAGCTAAAGAAGATACTTATCTTAGAACTGTTAAGAAAATTCTTAAACTCAATGGAAATGCCATTCAGATATTTGTTAGTAGTCCACAATCTTATACAGTTCATTTAGTGAGAGATAAAGATAAAGAGGCTACCAAGGAATTTCTAAAACTCCATAAAATCCCAATGTTATCTCATGCAAAATATATCATTAATTTAGCTAAAAAAGGTGGTTTCTCACATCATATGTATCAACAAGAACTTAACTTAACATATGAACTTGGTGGGTTTGGTAGTGTTGTTCATGTAGGAAAATACACTAATTTATCTATTGAAGAAGCCACAATTAATATGTATCATAATCTGCGTAAAACTATTGAAAAGGTTTTTCCAGCATCGGCACCACAAGACAAAAAGAAAAACTTCAAAATAATTATTGAAACAAGTGCTGGTGTTGGTACTGAACTCTTTTCTGACCTCACTGATCTAGGAAAATTCTATAAAGGGTTCACAAAAGAAGAGCAAAAATATATTAAATTCTGTATTGATACATGCCACTGTTTTGCAGCAGGATATGACATACGCACTAAAAAAGGAGCTATTAATTTCATGGAAACATTCAATAACAACATTGGTCTAAAAAATGTTGTGGTTTTTCATTTAAATGATTCCAAGGAGCCTTTAGGATCCAAAAAAGATAGACATGCAGCAATAGGACAAGGGTTTATTGGAAATCCAGCACTTGGTGGATCCTTGGAAGGTTTCAAAGAGATTATTAGATTCGCCAAACTAGCTGGAATCCCGATGGTAGTAGAAAGAGGAAAAATCCCAGCTGAAAAAGAAGAAATTAATTTGATCAAAAAAATAAGTACCTAATTAAACAAACTCTTTTAATGATAATAAGTACGTAATCTGTTATTATTCCTTAATTGGTCTCCACTAACAATTACATTAATTTCTTCTTTTTCATATAGGAATGTATTCATCAGAAAACAAACAAATACAGAACTTATCGTATAAAATGCTCCGATTGGACCATACGTCAAAACAAGAACTAAAACAAAAGAAAGACTACCAATAAATCTTCCATAAATCATTATTATTTAATTACTTTACTTTCCTTTAAATTTACTTGCACCAAGAGGATTATTAGCATTTCTAATCAGATGTTCCTGAATATCTGCCATAACTACATCATCAGGAATAGATTTAACAAAATCTTCAGTTAAGTCCATCTCGTTAGGAAAGAATTGCATAAACAGTTCTCTAGCCTGTTCTGGAGTTGCATTTCCAAATTCATATTTTCTATCAACACGACCAGTGCGCAACAAAGTGGGGTCAATGTTTTGTGGATTATTACTTGTCAAGATGAAGATAGTGTCACTAGGGGTCATCACACCATCCATAATTTGTAACAGATTTCTGAAACATTCACGTACATTACTGTTACCGTTTCCAGCAGCTTCTTTAAGTAACATCATAGGATCATCCACATTCTGTTCATTACTCTTCTTGTTTGTTGAAGCAACTTCAGCCATTCTATCGATGTCCTCAATCAAGACAATACTTCCCTTACTAATACCACGAACAATAGTGTTAATTCTGTGGGAATCGAACAATTTTGTCACTGGCAATAAGTAAACTGAGCAATTAAAATGACACGCGAGAGACAATGCCAAACTAGTCTTACCAGTTCCAGGCAGTCCAGCAAAGAGATAACCTCTATGATACGGGATACCTTTTGACTTATACCATTCACTGTTTTCACGAAACCAGGCATAGTCCTTAATAATTTCTTCTTTAATACCAACAGGCATGACAACAGTTTCCAAGCGTCGCTTTTCCATCAGTTGGACTACCCATGCACTCATATAGCTTTCACTAGTAGTGAAAACGCGAAGCTTATCATTAGACTCTTCGTAATCTTTCTTAATTTTCTCAATCAATTTGTTGGCAAAATCAACAGTTCCAAAGGGAATATTGATAATAATGCTTGGATTAACTCCATTACTTGATGATTTATGTTTAGTAACCCACAAAATTCTATAATTATAGAAGAACAAATGAGTTCCGTTAGCTAAAGAATAGCTGTCATTATTGTCTTGTGCACCTTCTTCCATTCGCAGCCATTTTGAGTAGGAAGTATCTTTACTAACATTAATTCTAGTTGCACTAATTAAAGTCAAGGTTTTCAGAAAATCTTGAGTATACTGATAATATTCTAATTCAACACTTAATTCAACACTTGTGACCAAAAGTTCTTTCAAAAAAGTAAATACTCCAGTTAAGGCACTAATAATTTGCCCAATAACCAATGAATATAAAACGGGTCCAAATTGCGTATTGCTTGTCATTTCTTATAATGTATTTACAATTATTTGTGTTTAAATCAATTTTTTATATATAATTTGTTGAACTTAAATCATGATATCCTGAATCATAATGTCTATTTCTTTGACAACAAAGAAATCTTAATAGACAAATCAATCCAAGTATACCAGCAATGCACAATAAAGTAATAAACAATAACCAAGTAGCGTTCATCATCTCAATCAAGACACACACTCACGTACATAGTATTTAATCCTTTTTCAACTTTAAATTGCTTTCAATAAATCGCTTAGTAGATCTATAACCCCTACCAAACAAACGCTCCTTCATTTCTTTGTCAATATGAAAGTCAGTACTATTAATATTTTTTGTATCTATTATAACTGTTCTCGTTTTTTGAAGCTCTGTCATTTTATCCATATCTATTTTGTTAGTTAAGGTATTCATCACTAAATCAATGACGTGAAATACGTCATGAATATCCCGTCTACGCGTTTTGTCGGTCTTACTAACAGCATAAAATCCGATTGTTTTTTTCAATTGTGGATCTATACGCTCAAGATATCCTATTGGATAATTTCCCAGTAGAGCACCATCAACATAAATATCGCCGTTTAATTCAATTGGTTCGAAAAATAGTGGAATACTTATACTAATTCTAACGGCTGTCTTTACTGGCATGTCCGGAGTATTATCTTTGTTGAAATAAACAATTTCTCTTTTATTTAAATGAGTTCCTGTGACAATGAAATCCTTGTTAAATTGTTCATAAACTTCTTTGAACGTTATTTCTGGATTTATTCCTTTTAATTCAAAATTTTCTGCAATCCAAGAATCAATTAATTCGCCACTATAAAATCCATAATAGAAAATGAACCTATGAACGTTTTCCATTAGATTACTATTGTCTTTTAAGTGTTTAAAATCTCTTTCGGTCACAATTTCTATAATTTCATTTGCACTGAATCCACAAACGAGAAAAATACCTAATAATGCACCAGCGCTTGTGGCTACTATTCTTTTAATTCCTGGCATAATATTAGCTTTTTCTAACATTCTTATTGCACCATTAAACGCTAAAGCTTTTATACCACCACCACTAAAGGCAAGATTTTCTATATCCATCCCTTGGTTTCAAACAAGACAAATAATATCAATCAATAAACGTGGTTTTTTCTTTGTAAAAAATAAAGAGACATAATGCAATTTCAGGGAATAGGTTACATTGCAAGCGTATTGTCTGGATTTAGTTTGGTTCCACAAATTGTCAAAACATTTAATTCTAAAGAAGCTGATGAACTATCATTAGGCTGGATTTTATCAACAATGAGTGCAGCGCTTCTTTGGTTAGCATATGGTATAATTAATGGAATAACACCACAATTAATAAGTAGTTCTGCTCTTATTATTTCTTGTCTTATTTTGCTTATAATGAAATATTCGTATGATATAAATCAAGCTCAAAATGACCAACAACAAGAACAAAGACAAGTTATTTATTTCCCAGGAATGAGTACTGTTCCATTGTCAAGAATAATTCCAATGGGAGGACATTTGTACCCTATTTGATTTATTTTATGAAAGGAAAATAGATATGAAGATATGTGTTCTTGGTTTCGGTTCGTTATTAGAGCATCAATATTCTAATAATACATGTGCAGAACTTAAAGTTAGTACTCCATTTGCACCCACTGATTTTTCTTTACCAATTAGATTGTCATTTATTACTGGAAAAAGTACTAAAAATGAGAAATTAGCCCTTGTTATAGATCCAGAAGCATCAAGTAAAGAGCCAGTGTATTACGCTGTGCATAAATATAGTTCACTTCCAGCTGCTATTCGCAATTTGCGAGAGCGAGAAAATACTAAATTGAAGAATATTGGATATTTAAATGTAAATAATGATAACTATAGATGTAGTTGTCAAGGTATTTTATCAGAAATTAGAAAATTTTGTCAAAAAAATTATTTTGATGTTGCTATTTGGACAGATACGCCTCCTAATTTTAATTTTAAACAAGGGAGTCGAGATCATCCAAATATACAAATACAAAAATATTTGAAGTCTCGTCCTCGCGTTCTTCGAAATACTCAAGAATATTTGCGATTACTTCCAAGTATCATTGTCAGAAAAAATCCATTATTAACCAGAATTTGTAGAAATAATATAATTCCCAAAGGGATTAAAAAGTGTGATCAGAAATTTATTTAACTGCGAGAAGCAATAAGATTTGCGTCATTATTAATAGCAATCATTAATATAGGAATAATTACAATAATAGCAATGGTTAAGAGAGTATTTCTAAGTCCATTAAGAATATTAAACCAGGTTAATATCCAAACAATAATAAGAAGGACTAATCCTATAAGAGTCAATAATAGTCTCAAATTTGGACTAATACTTTCCCCAACCATTGACCAATATTTGAACTAGAATCTACAAATCTTTCCATTTTACTTAATGAAAAGAAAAATATTTACAATTCACTTAAACAAACACCAATTTCATAGCTCATGATACTGTCAAGAGCAGCATATTTAATCTGATCTGTTGTCAATTGTTCTTGACTCCAATCAGACATTGTTACTTTTTTATCCTTTTTGGGCAAATCTGTATTCATTACTTGATTATAGAGGTGAAGGAGTCCTCGAGGACCCTTCATAACTGGATTTCCTTTACGATCACGACCACAGAATTTGCGAGGCAAATCAGCCTTACCAGATTTGTGGATAATATCAGCTTCTCTTTCTAATTCAACAAGACCAGCAATTCTGACCTTGAATCGTTTACCAAGAAGATAAGCGTCCTCACCAATGCCACATCCATATTTCCAGATATCAGGAGATTCCAGGATCTGACAGAGCTTTTGAGTGAGTCTTCGTGCATTTCCAATCTGGATCAAGACAGTCAGACTGCTACCAGACAATTGTAAGAGTGATTGGCGAATATGACCCTTTCCATATACAGGTTTCCACTCAGTATCCATACCTAATTCAGGCTCTAGAAGGAGCCTATCCATAAGCTCATTGAATGAGGGGATTTCCTTCCCAGACTTATCATAGCTGACGGCATCTAGGTCTTGTTTAGAGCTCAATGAGAGGATATAGAGCTCATGGTCCTTCTTCAAATAATCTCCATAAATACGTCGAATATTCATAGTTGTATATCAACAAAAAAATATATACGGAATCAGTTTTTTTTGAGTCTACCCTCACACCCCTTACTGGGAGGGGTGTGAAATCAAGAGTTTAATATTGTCTTTAATACTTGCTAAATCCAGAGCTGTCCTACCATATTTATTTTTAATGTTCACATCAGTACCAGCTTTAATCAAGAGATCCACACAGTCTTCATGACCAAAAGAGCTTGCAAAATGCAGAGCCGTGCTGAGCTCTTGATGACTTAGAACATTCACATTAGCACCAGCTTTAATCAAGAGTTCAACACAATCTTCATGACCACTGTAACTGGCAAAATGTAGAGCTGTCCAACCATCATTGTCTTGTATATTCACATTAGCACCAGCATTAATCAAGAGTTCAATACATTCTGTATGACCATCCATACTTGCAAAATGTAGAGGTGTCTCACCAAACTTATTTTGAACATTCACATTAGCATCAGATTTAATCAAGAGTTCAAGACAGTCTTTATGACCATATGCACTTGCAAAATGTAGAGCTCTTCTTTTATCAAAGGTCTCTTGTATATTCACATTAGCACCAGCTTTAATCAAGAGTTTCATTAACTTCACGTAATCATTGCTGGCAGCATCAATTAACAAATACTCCGACGTATGCATCAATTCTAGTTCTTCTGCACTTAAATCATACAAATTCAACAAACTACTGAACTTTGACATACTCTTTTGAGTCAAAAAAGAGAATACATTGTACCAGATCTCGTTAGGTAACTCCATCTCTTTTTAAAAAAAAGAAGAAAAATCAATTTTTTAATTACTCTTCAGTCCAATTAGTTTCATCTCTAATCTTTTTCAATTCAGGATCAGGATCTGGTGTGATATTAAATCTTTCTGCAATATCATAAGGTGTTTTACACTTCTTGATGATATATGCAATCTTCTTACAACAAAGATCAACTAATTGTTTGTTATCCAAATAATTAGCAGCAATAGCCAACTTCATAATAATATCATCTTCCAAATTAGTGAATTCTCTGTCATAATTACCTTCTTTTTCAAAGAAATCTAAACTTCTTGGATCCTTCAATTCATCTTCTGTGTATGGATGAGCCTGGCGATAAGTACAATACTTAATAACATATTCCATAATTTCTGGTTCGACTTCTGTAATTGGAATACTTGCTCCATCAGAAGTAAATCCATCTTCTATCATACTTTTCAATGTAATGTTCATGTTAGCTGCTTCAATAGGAAATTCAAATTCCTGATTTCCGCAAGTAATTTTAACAATTTCAGATTGAGTAGTTTCCATAATAGAATTAAAAAACTATTAGGTTTAAAATCAATTTTTTATAACTGTGTTACACACAATTAACTTATGAAAAATTGATTTTTCATCTTATTTTCACATAAAATATGAATGCACCAACAGAAATCTGGTACAATGTATTCTCTTTTTTGACTCAAAGAAGTCAATCAAAGTTCAGTTGTCTATTGAACTTGTACAATTTAAGCGCAGAAGAACTAGAATTGATGCGCCCTAGTTCAAATGATTTGTTAATTGAATCGATTATAAAAGGGTATACCAACTTAATAAAACTCTTGATTAAATCTGATTATGTTAACGTGAACATAAAAGATACATTGATATGTGGTGATACACCTCTACACTTCGCAGCTTTATATGGTCGTCCAAAAATTATTAAACTCTTGCTTGAAAATGGTGCTGATCCAAATATTGAAAATTTTTGGAGATTAAAACCTGTGGGATATGCAATAAGAAATGATTATCAAGAATGTATTAAAGCCTTTGTTAATTATAAAAAATAATTTTTATATTTTGATTTAAAAATTGATTAACAATTAATATAAAACGATATATTAAAATGAAACCTGTTGATATTATTGTTGCTTGTGATAACCAAAATGGTATTGGAAAAGATGGAGGTATTCCTTGGAAAATTAAAGAAGATACAACTCACTTTAAATATATTACAACTCGTACTACATCACCTTCAAAAACTAATGTTGTTATTATGGGCAGAAAAACATGGGAAAGTATCCCGCCACAATTTAGACCACTGGAATATAGATTTAATATTGTTGTTAGCACAAGTCAAGTAATTAGTGGTTGTAATACTGTAACTTCAGTTCAAGAAGCAATCAATATTTCTAACGCATTTAATAATGTTGAACGAATTTTCATTATTGGAGGTCAAAGAATTTATGAAGAAGCAATTACCAATTGTCTTGATAGTATCGAAAATATTTACTTAACCAGAGTACATGATACTTTCGATTGTGATACATGGTTTCCGTCATTACAACAAAATCATTTTCAATTAGTCAATTATTCTGATGTAAAAGAAACTCCGAGTGGATTAAAATACACGATGACAAGATATGTTCAAAAAAATATGCTCGGATTAGGTGAATTCGCCTATCTTTCTCTCTTAAAAAAGATTATCGAAAAAGGTAATCTTCGCCAAACAAGAAATGCCAAAACATTAAGTATTTTTGGTGAACGATTAGAATTTGATTTACGAGAAGGATTTCCTTTAATGACAACTCGAGGTCGAGTCTGGGTTAAAGGTGTTTTCGAAGAACTTATGTGGATTATTCGAGGCAGCACAAATGTCAAAGATCTTGAAAACAAAGGTGTTAAAATCTGGAATCCAAATAGTTCAAGAGAATTTCTGGATAGTCGTGGATTAACACATCTAAAAGAAGGAGACATTGGTAAAACATATGGTTCAGTATTAAGACACTTTGGTGCTAAATATATTGACTGTGAAACAGATTATACTGGACAAGGAACTGATCAACTTAGTATAGCAATTAAAAAAATCAAGGAAAACCCACATGACAGACGTATTATTCTGAGTCTCTGGGATCCAACTAATATTGATAATTGTGCATTACCACCTTGTTTGCGAGATTATCAATTCTATGTTGACGACAATGTCATTCACTGTCAAGCCACACTCAGAAGTTCTGACACACCAGTAGCACTACATTGGAATATTTGTACGGTAGCATTATTTATGTTGATGTTATCCAAAATTTGTGATAAAATTCCTGGTAAACTGATTATGATAATTGGTGATGCACATATTTATGAAGACCATATTGAAGATGTCAAGACTATTCTTGACAGACAACCAACAACATTCCCAGAAATAACATTGTTGCGGAAACCAGAAAAAATAGAAGATTTCCAATTTAGTGATTTGAGAATAATTGAATATTATCCACAAAGCAAAGGGCTTAAATTGAAAATGATTGCTTAATTACTAGTATTTTTGTTGATAAATCCAATAACATCAAACTTATATACTTTTATTTTTTCGGTAGATGGATTTATATAATTAATATAATTTTTCTTCAATAAATCAAGAAATCCACTAAATCCAATATTCTTATTATTATTTACAATAATATGTTGAAAAACGTCAATCACACTCCTAAATATATGTTTTCCTTTATTAATACTATATTCAGATACCCACATAAGATCTTCGATTTCATCAATATAATTAATATTTGAAGTGTCAACAGTATAATCCATTATTTTACTCAATTGATCAAAATCTCTATTTTTTATAAGACCTTTTCTATAAACAAATTTTTCATTTATATCTTTAATATTTCCAGTGAAAGGAATAAATATAATATATCTCCTATTTCTCTGCATGATAACAGATTTTTGAATTGGGAAATCATCTAAATTAAAAATACCAATAGATTCTTCTTTCAATTCGCGTCTGGCACAATTAAATATAGTCTCATTAAATTCTCTACGACCACCAAGACTATTATAAAGTCCTCTTGATCGATTCATATTAAATCTCTCTCGTCCTAATAGAAAATAACAGCTATCATTTTTAACATAATAAGGTATAATTCTTGCCTTAGTTTGTTTCGGAAATGATCGCTTCCAACTAAGTTCTCGTACTTTCTCTGAATTAAGGATGTACGACATCTTGTCGTAATATTTATCAAGTTTATTTTTTAAAGCCTTATTTATACAAGACATCCATAAGGACCTAAATGTGCTTCTTGATTTGGTTCATTATTTTTACAACCCTCACAAACTTTACATAACTCAATGTTTAATTGCGATTGAATCCAAATAATATCCCATACATCCAAGTAAAACAAAACATTTTCTAAGACAAGAGTTGGTAATACTTCAAGCATTACGGCTAAGCACCTTCGTAATATCTATACTATTATCTTTAAGACTTTCTGTCATTAATAAAATCATTTGTTCATTTGTAAATTGACGATCCTTTAACAATGTTTTTATAATTTCTAAACATCTACCTTCAATAGCATCTTGTATATAAATAAATATAGTATCATCCGAATAATCACAAATTTTCAACAAAAATTCAACAAATTCAATCTTATCCCAGAAAATTGCGGACTTCATTAGGACATAACATGCCAATTTATTTTTATGAATTTGTGTAGACATAATGAGCAAATCAAATAATTCTAATTTAGATGTTCTAATACATGATTGTAAGCAATCATTGTCGGGAATAACACCATAATTAAGTAAAGCCATAACAAATACTGTGCTAACTGTATATATGCAACAATCTTTCAACAAAATTAGTGCAAGAGTTATATCAACTTTTTGTTGTCTAATTAATTCTTTCCAAGCTAAAAATGCAATATTATATTTATTTATACAATCGGATTCAATTGATAATTTTAATAGTCCTTTCCATATTGATTTACTATATTTTTTGTAGTATCGATCATTAGTTGTTTCTATATTCAGATAGAATTGAATAACTCGCGGATCTAGTCGTGCTCCATGAACTATAAGTAAATCAACTATAGAAACACATTGATTAATTAGTGCTTCATTTAATGGTGTTCTATCCATTGCATTAACATTAGCGCCAAAATTAATAAGTAATTTAACCATTTTGATATTATTTGTTTTGATTGCCAAAATAAGTGCGAGATCGTCACGAGCATTAATGTCAACAAAATTTTCAAGAAGAATTTTTACACATTCAATATTTTCTGTGCGTGTGTAATGCATTAATGGTTCATTATCTTCAAAATCAAGCTTTGTACCATATTTAATCATTAATTTAAGTATTTGTGGATCATCATTTATTCTTAGTAAAATACTATCATCAACTTTTATTCCATGGAATAAGAGGAACTCAATTGCACTATAGTTTTGTTGAATTATATATTTATACAAGAGTGCTGGATTTAATAAAGCTCCTCGCTGGAAAAGATACTCTGCCACCTTAAATTTCATTGTTTCTAACGCATAATCAAATGCATTATTGATATAAGTATCAGTAACAAGTATTTTAACTAGATTCAAATTATTTCGATTAATAGCAATTAAAATATGATCTTCTTCTGCTGTTATGCCAGTATTTACAAGCTCACGTACTTTATCAACCATATCCAATTGAATTGCAATTCTAATAGCTATTTCTGGATCTATTTCTTTTTCCATGAATATTTTTTTAGCTATTTCTATTTCACTCGCTCTAATTGCTAAAAGAACTGCTAATTCATGATTATCAAACGCCTGATATAAAAATAGATTCTTTTTAACTTCCCAATCGTCGTAAATTTCATTACCGAGAACATGTTTAAGTTTATTATGTGAGGACACTCCAACATAAGACATAATATTGATCCATAATTCAATTGGTAAGTTCATTTATTATACATGAAGAGACTTTTAAAAAAATAATTATTGTTAATTTTAGAGTCTCATAATAGTAATTCCACCAACACCTATTCCGATTGAAGCAGCAATATTTTGAAATCCAGTAATTCTAAGTGGGATAGTGAGATCAGAAACATTAATCACACTAGAACTAACAAGTTGACCAGTTTGTGATGTTTGTCCTGGAAATACAGCACCTGCTTCTAATTCATAAGGATCAGTATTTGCAGACCAAAGTGTGCCGCCGACTACAATACCTAATGTTCTTTGACCATTACCTATTGTTGTTGCTCCACCATTCATAGTGGCATACGTATTAACTTGATACATACCAGTTGTTCTGAAAAATATTGTATAAGATTGACCAGGTCCTATAGGTCCTGTAAATTGAGCATCAAAATTATCACTTGATGAAATTGTATCAAAAGCAAGTTCAACTGTACTAGCTAAAGTTACTGATTGACCTGCTGTTAATTCTCCATGGAAATAATCCTTGTTAATAACACACCAATTTCTACCATTCCATTTAAGAACTTTGTTTTGACTAGGAAGTAAAATAATCTCATCACTTCCACCACTATTGTATGTCACTGAGACATTGTTAGTGCTCGCAGCATCGTTCTCAATACAAATAACGTGTCCGACACTGCACTTATTGATATCAGCAAGTGTCATTGAGAGATCACTTCCTGCAGCAGTAACAACAGCTTCGTCATCATTTGGATTAATTGCTCCATCAGCATTGTAAACCGCAACACTCTTATTCTTCGAAACACAAACATTGTCATTTCCAACAGTAGAAACAACAATACCAGTCAAATTACCAGTCAATTTGTTACCATCAATAAATGCATTATTCAAATTGTCACCTAATTCAATACCAGCAGATGCACTTTGTCTAATAATGTTATTAACAATTAAACAAGAATTGAATGAAGCACCAGCAGAAGAAATACCTGAATCACCTGCATCATCAATAATATTGTTTGTAACAATATGATTTCCTAGTCCACCACCATTAACTGCAATACCAGTATTATTGTTAGATGAAATAGTATTGCAATCAACAACTGCTTTACCAGAACGAACACATAATGGTCCAGATTCCTGAATCTGATTACCTTTAATAATTACCTCATTACCTAAAGAATCAATTGCGCAATTTATAACTGTATCAAATACATTGTCTGTAATATTTACATTAAAAGAATTTGTGTCGACACCAACACCAACGTTATCCATATCTGAGAAAACAGAAGATTTAACTTGGCAATTAATAACATTATAAAATCCAAGACTTCCGGTGCCACTGTTAGCGCTATTAACAAACGTACATGATTCAATAGAAACTTTAGTACTTGAATTAACAAAAACATCACTGGTTGGAACTGTACTTGCCGGAGAGTTACTATCTATTTGTAAATCTTCTAATTTCACAGAATCAACAGTATCAATACTGAAAATGGGAGCATTTAATCCAGCTGCTGCGCGGAAAATAGTAGTTTCTTTTCCACAACCAACAATCTTTATGTTACTAGGCAAGACGATTGTTGACATAACAGTATAAACACCACTACCAACGCTAATACATCCTCCACCAGCCTCAGTAACTAATTCTAAAGCTTCAAGGAACTCAACAAGTGTCGTGACAACAGAACCACTTGCAAGCCCAATAATTTTTATTGAACCACCTTCAGTAATGGGTCTAATACAATCTGTTAAAAGCTCAGTACTGGCTCGCACAGTGTTTCCAAATAAAACACTGGTTCCAATGCCTAAAAATGTATTCATTGTATATACTCTATTTAAAGAAAAATAAAAGATATAATTTATATAATGAGTTGGATAGATCGCATCATTTTCTTTGGTACCGGATACATTATTGGTACTTCTGGATATCAACCACCAAATCCATTCATTCACTGGACTCCTGAAGAACTCAGAGTTCTTGGTTATCAAATAGCTAGTAAAGAAGAAGGGAAAATTAAAATTGATATTATCGAGGTCGAAAAAAATGATTTAAAATAAAATTATATATAAATAAGATTATGGGACTTTTCACAAATTTGATTTCATTTGGATTAGGTATTTATGTTGGTAGTCTTCTGTGGAGACAGGGTGAGACAGGACCATTGATTGAAATGAAAGATGGTGATATAAGTTTTTTCGGAATTAAAATAATTGATACTGAACCAGGAAAAGTTAATATTGGCGGAGTAGTTAATATTGATACAAATTAAGAAATAAAGTACAATAGACAATATAAAATGAGCTAAGCTCATTTCCTTTTTTTTAAGGTACTAGCGTTGATGTACCTATATTAAAGATTTTCCAACCTCTACCAGTCCATTGTAATGCTGCTGTTTGACTAGCAGCATTAATTTGTATACTTGTATAACTAGTTCCATCAGTATTAGTGGTATTAACTGGAGTAACAATAAAATTAGCTCCAATGATAACATCAGCCCTGATTGCGATATAATGTCCAGCACTACCAATAGATAGGTCTTGTAAATTTATAATCTCATCAGGACCATCCGAAATCAATTCCATAACTAAAGCATCAAAATCACCATCATAATTTGATGATCCACCATTTTCATTAAGATCATATATTGCATTATTTCTTGTTATTTTTGTAAATGTGGAAGAAGCAAGACTTGCAAAATTAATAAAATTACTACTTGTAGTTAATGGTTCAAATGCATTATCAGCAATTAACGAATTATCAGAATTTGATGCAATTTCTATAGCAAATAATGTTGGATTCAAGAAAGTATTATTACAAATAGAACTAAATGATGAATTGGCTGTATTAAGAAATACAGCATCACCTGTTGCATCAGCAAATTGACAACCCTGAAGTAAAATTCTTCTATTACTTACAAGACTAGCTGCTGTATCAAAATGACAATTAGTAACAATAGCAGGTGCAATAGTTGCTCCAGAGCCAGATACGAAAATACTAGCTGATGTCATTCCTCTAAATATTGAATCACTGACAATAACTTTACTTGTTGCAAGAGAAGTAACAGCCTCAATACCAAATTGTGCAGAACCTTCAAAAATACATTCTTTAACTATAGAATTATTACTATTAATTGTCATATGTGTGAAAATGCCTACTGAAGTAAAATAACATCCAGTTACAATAATATTCGATCCACCAAGTAATAAACCTGTTGATGTTCCATTTTCGATATTACAATCTTTAATTAATAATCCATCAGGATCATTATTAGCAAATACACCAAAAGTAAAATTAGTAATAGTACACTTATCTATAGTAACATTTAAGGAACCGTTTTCTATTCTAAGACAGATACCTGAATTACCATTTAGTGTAATTCCTTTTAAAGTAACATTTTGAGCACCATCAATCAATACTGTTTGGAACCCAATAGTTCTTTGAATAATAACATTTCCAATTCCTTCCAAAACTACATTACTTTGTGTAATATTCAATTGAGTTATTGTGTATGTTCCTGGTGCTATTTGAATATGACTTGCTCCAGCAGCAAGAGCTGCTTCAAGTGCTGTTATAGTGTTAACTAAAATTTTACGTCCACTATAACTAAATACTTGAAAAGTCAATACATCTGTTCCGACTGTATCATTTCCGTTTATATTAGTACACAAAAATCCTAATTCACGATTAACAACACCTTCTTGAACAAACATGAAATTACTACCAACACTTTCTCCACTGGCAAAGTCACTCGCGCGTGTTGGTGTACCAGTAGTTTCCACAATATAAATACCATTCTCTGTTCCAGTTGTTTGATCCTTGATGAGAATCCTGTCTCCAGTTACAAGGACAACACCATCAATTGTGTCTCCATTTTCGAAATCACTTGCGAGTGTTCCAGCTGTTGTTGTAGCAACACGTACACTCTCTTTAACATCAGTTGAAAAATCTACAAAAGAAGCTACTGTTGGACTTGAAGCCTTTAATGCTTGGTTTGTATAAACATTAGTATTACCAATAATTACAGGCGCACCACTTGTTTTCAAAGCATTAACCCCAGTTTGCCAAACAGCTGATGTTCCTGATTCGGCTGTTAAAATTTGATCTACAGAAGGAGCAGTTCCACTTATATCTGTATTATAAAGTGCAACAGTTGAACCATTAAAAGGTTCAATACCATCTGTAAATGCTTCTACGTTACTCATTACTATTTTAATACGATAAAAAATAAAGGCAATTACTAATTTATGTAATAACAACACTTCCGAATGTATCAATTAAATTCCATCCTGTACCTGAAATAGTCCATTGAAAGACAGCATAATCACCTATGTCATTGAATTGAATGGATGTATAAGCAGCCCCTGTATCATATCTCGTTCCTGCAGTTGTTGGTGTAACATCCATATCATAACCAGCGACTGATTCAGTATATTCAATAACTAATATATGTCCAGCACTACCAAAATTCAAATCAGGTAATGTAATACCAACGGGTGATGCTGCAGCTGGTTCTGTTCTAATTATATCATCATATCCATTAAATGATGAACCATTAGCCAGTACTGATTGTGTAAAAGAGTTATTTTCAATTACACGGGTATACTTATTACCAATACCAACATTTACACTTATATTTCCAGATCCATTGTTTCTTAAGATGTTACTTTGTATCAATCCATTTTCTGCAAAAACGATCATATTTATTCCAAATAAAGTAGAATTTTCAATAACATTACCAGTAATAATAGTCTGGTTACCAAAAATTGTAATAGCATCTCCCGTAGCATTATTAAAAAGATTGCCAACAATACTTAAATTAGAAGCACTTGGTGAAAAATCAGTAACTGTGGAACATCCTTCAAAATGACAATTCTTAATTAATGTAGTTACTTCAGTAGATATTGTGGAAGAACCTGTTACTGTATCAAAAATACAGTTATTAATAACTAATTGTCCACTATTACTGATAGAAATGGCATTTCCTGTTGTAGTTCCAAATATGCAAGCTTCAATAAGTCCTTGACCAAAATTTAATCCTACAATATTTATATTTAATTTAGCTGCAGCTAAATTAGCAAAACGACAATTTTTTATTGCAAGTCTATCAATTGTATTTGTACCAGCATTAACATTTATATGATCTCCTAAATTACCAGCTCCATTAAAAAGACATTCTTCTATTTTTAATCCTGTTACTCCACTAACTTCAATATTACTAACAGATGTTCCACTATTCACCAAATTACAGTTTTTAATTGTTATATTACTCGTAGTTGCTCCAGTAACTTCTATTAAATTATCTGGGGTTGTTACACTACTTTCATTGCCATCAAGTTGGAGATCTTGTATTTTAATTTCCGAAACATTGTTAATTGATATAATTGGAGCAGTTAGTGGATCAACGGCTCTTAAAATAGTATTAGTGTTTCCACTGCCTCTGATAATTGTATTATCGCTTACAACAAGTGAACTATCAATTTCATAAATTCCGGGTAAAATTGTAATATCATTAACACCATTTGTTATAGCTAATGTCAAAGCTGATGAACTTGCAACAGTCAAATTTGTTTCCGAATTACTAAAGATTCTAAAATTTATTGTGTCTGTTCCAACTACATCAGATCCAGGGGTATTAGTGACAACAAATCCATTATTTGCATTAGCATTCCCTTCCGCAGCCCAGAAAAATTTTGTACTAACACTTTCACCACTAATAAAATCACTAGCACGTGTTGGTGCTCCAGTAGCTTCTACAACATAAATACCATTCTCTGTTCCTGTAGATTGATCTTTAATAAGGATCCTGTCTCCAGTTACAAGGACAACACCATCGACTGTATCTCCATTCTCAAAATCACTTGCGAGTGTTCCGTTTGTTGTAGTAGCAACACGAACATTATTTAAATTACTTTCTGAAAAGCTTCCCCATTCACCTGTTGTTGCACTTGAAGCGAAGAAAATATCTGCTACACTTGGTGGACTAGTACTAGTAACAACTACTGGTGCACCAGTAGTTTTCAAAGCACTTATACCAGTTTGCCATTCAGCAGCACTTGCACTTGTTGCTGTAAATACTTGATTAGCTGTAGGTGCCACATTACTAAATGTAATGCCATTTACATCAAAAGTAGCACCACTTGCTGGCTGAATTTGATCCGCAAAAGTAGTGTCTGTCATACGTATGTGTCTATACACATTTAAGATAAAAAAATAAAATATATGTATTCTCGCTAAACAGTTCCATTAGTTGCAAAAACTAATGCTCCAAAACTACCAGTATCCATTAATATCATTTGATCACCATTACTATTAAATGTGGTTGTTACTGTTGCAGCCCCATCATATTCTCTTGTTTCTACAATTAAATTCTGTGGTCCTGCATTGCGTTCTACTAATGTTGGATGACCTACATTAGTAATATTAGAAACAAATGGTGGAAACCCAAAATTTTCATCTTGAAGAGTATTTGCACCAGAACCAACTGTTGTTACTTCCCAAACTGTTTGTCCCCAATTGACTAATAATATTCCATCAATAGAAGTAGTTACACTTCTGGCTTGATTTTCTGTTGAAGTAATAAGAGTTTGGGTACCGGGAGTATAATCATATATACTAATAAATTGAGCAGCCGTTGTTCTATCAGGGAATGAATTTCTTGATAATATTCCACGTGAATTATTGGTTGTATTTGAATAAAGTATAGCGTTTAAGGCGTCATTAAGTTGTCTATTATTTGTCATAATAAAACCATTATTTCCTGGTGATAAATCAAAATTAATCATAGGAACACCTACTGGTGCACTAACAAACAAATTAGCATCTAAAATACTACTTCCATAAACATTCGTAGTTGAATTATTAATGAAAGTATTTCCTTTCATTATACTTCTTTGTGTTTCAAGATCAAGGGGATTCTGTGTAATGTCTTCAAAAACACAATCTTTGATTATTAAAGTATTATTACTTGTGCTCGTAATGCCTGTACCTAATCCACCATTAAAAGTACAAGAACTAATAATAACTGCACGTGCACTTGATTCGATACCAATATAACTCTGTCCAGACAAAGTACCGCCATTAAAAAGACATTCATCAAATCGTGTACCAACAGATGTACCAGTAATACGAATCATTGTAGCTGGTGTCGGCGCAACACTAGTGGTTGTATCAAATATACAATTTTGTATCTTGCAATTATCAACATTATTTAACAATATATGATGCTCATCATTAACATTCGTTATTCTCACAGATTCGAGAATACTATTGTCAGCACTCATATCAACCGCAGGTCTTGAAACAGTATCACCTCCAGCATTAATAGTTAAATTTTTCAGAATACAATTTGAATCAAGAGTTATCATAGGATTACTTGTTGTAGTAAGATTTGTAATATTAGTAATACCGATTCCACTACCTTCTAGAGTTGTATTAGCACTTAATGACAAAGAACTACTTGGTAAAGTATAAATTCCCGGAGCAACTTTTATATAACTAATACCGGCACTGACAGCAGCCGTTAATGCCTCTAAATTATTAACTTTCGCAGATACATTAAATGCATTGGCAAAAATATCAAACGAAAGATTATCAGTCCCAACTAAAGCATCTCCTGAACAAACGAATCCTGTTGTTTTATTTACAGTTCCTTCTTGTACCCAAACAAATGAACTAGTTTGAAGAGTACCTCCCGCAAAGTCACTAGCACGTGTTGGTGCACCAGTAGTTTCAACAATATAAATACCATTCTCAGTTCCTGTAGATTGATCTTTAATAAGAATTCTATCTCCTGTTACAAGGACAACTCCATCAATTGTGTCTCCATTCTCAAAATCACTTGCCAGTGTTCCAGCGCTTGTTGTAGCTACTCGCACACTAGTTTTGATATCACTTACAACTGGTTTCCAAATTGCTGTTGATGAACTTGTTGTATATAAAATATTTCCTGTACTTGGTGGACTGGCGAGACTGACATTTACAGAGTTTAATGCAGCAGTACCAGTTTGCCAATTAGCAGCACTCGCGCTTGTTGCTGTCAATACCTGATCTAGTACAGGTGCAGTTCCACTAATGTCAACACCATTTAATCCTACTGTACTTCCAGTCAAAGGTGTAATTTCGTCAACTAATAAAGTATTGGTTGACATCCTTATAATACTAAGTCAAAAAATAAATGAATAATTTGTTTATAATGGATTTATAAATGTAATATTGATAAATAAATTGTCTAAATTTTCAAAAGTAGCGCTATCTTGAAATCCTATACATCTTACTGTTTCTGAAGTTGATGCGACACGAATAACACTTGTTGAAACAATAGATTGTACTTCATTTGCACTATCATTAACTATATTAATTAATCCCCAATCAACACTGTCACCAGAATAATTTATAAAACCTCGAATTGTATAAGTACCACCGTTTGGTGAACAAGTAAACCCAAAAGTTACTTGATAGAATCCTGTTTCAGTAAAATGAAATAAATCACTTCCATCTTGTGTGATATTTGCACTGCTTATAATTGAATTAAATGTTAATCGAGAAGCAACACCAGGACTTAATAATTCATTTCCTGTAGCAAAATAATGTGATATTGGAGGATTAGATGGTGGATTTGTTGAACCTATTAAAATCCATTCATATCCATTCCATTCAAGAATAACATTATCATTAACAGCACTAAGAGAAACACTTGTAAAGTTGAAGAAATTTGTTGGTGTAACTGTTACTCCTCCACTGATTGCACTTATAAATATTCTATGTCCTGTTGAAACAGTTGTAATATCAGGTAATGTATATGCTCCCGGATCACATAAAACATTATCATCATATGGATTCAAAACACCAGCTGCACTTGGAAGAGAAGTTGCCATATTGCTTCTAACACAAACAGTGTCATCATTACCTGTTCCACCAACATTAATATTAAATGATGGTGTTGATAAAGAAGTATCGATTATTCTATTATCTTCAATAATCACATTTCCACTGTTGTTACCGATTTCAATGTTATGGAAAGTGCCATTGCCATTATTTTCCAGAGTATTTCCAGAAATTGTTCCAGAACCTACACTCAAAATACCGCGACTAAGATTATTCTTAATCAAATTCCCAGTGACAGTTATATTGCTTGAACTGCTTGTAATATCTAGACCAAGTGCACTGTTATCACTAATAGTATTACCACCAACGATGTAATCACCGGTACCAATTAGTCTAATAGCAGAACCAACATTTCTTATAGTGTTATCGCTAATATTATGATCACCAGTTCCGCTAATTAACATTCCATTACTACTACTAGTATCAATAATATTACCTAAAATACTGATATTGGTTCCACTACTCTCAATACATGTACTTGTTGTATTATTAATAGTACATTTTGATATAATAACATTTGTACCTGAAACGAAAATACCGTTTCCAACAGAATCCTGTATCACATTATCACTAAAAGTAATGTTTGTTCCATTCAATAATGTTCTAGTTGCGGATTCAAATGTGTTTCCAGTTAATGTACATCCATTAACATTTGCTAAATCAATACAATCATCAACACTTGTATTACTGATATAACAATCAGAAACTATGAGTTCAGAACTAGTTGTTCCACTGACTGTAATACAATTTCCGGTTGTTCCACTAAATCGGCATCCACTAACGTTTAATCCATTTGAACCATTCTGGACTGCAATTACGCTATCAACTAAACAATCAACAAAAGTACAATTCTCAATAGTACAATTGGTATCGCCGTCTAAAGTTAAGATAACACCTTGAAAACTATTACCATCAAACTTACAATTTTTAATTGTAACATTATTTCCTAAATTGAACATAGCCAAATTATCTGTACGCGTAAAGACAGTTTGCTCATTTCCACTACCGTCAATAACACAATTGTCTGGAATACTTATTGTATTTGTTAAAGTAAAAGTGCCACTTTGTACTAAAATGTGTCCTCCACTTACCAAACGCTCGTTTAGTTGTGTTAAATTTGCTGCACCAAGTTCCAAAGTACTCGGTAAAGATAAATCTAAGTCATCATTTGTTCCAGCTGTTAACAAACTAAATTCTAAGCTAGTTTCAGTAGGATTGACATAAACCAACTTATTAGCTTGTCCGTTGTATGTGCTCGGTGTATCGATTAAACTTAAGAAAGTATTACCGATAGCCACATCTCCTAACCTGACTCCCCACAAAACTGGTACCTGATCGGGATCAGTACCAGCAAATCCACTCATTTCTACTGCTACGCTTGTATCGCTACTAGCATTCAATCGAAAACTGAGTTTATAGTCTTCGGTGTTCAATACTTGACTCAAAAAGAAAGATCTGCTAATTGTATGTCTTGCACTTGTGCTTGATTCTGTCACAAAGGTTTTACTGACTGCTACAATATTATCACTGGAGTCACGAACATGAACTAACATTGAATCACTTACATTTGGAGCATTTAATGCCAATGAATATCCAGTAATCCAGAAACCATCATTCAATGTCATTGTTCCTGGAATATCTACTTCAGTAGTTCCTGAATAATTAATATCTGATACAGTTGTGTATGTGTTCTGAGAACTGGTCAACGAACTGAGATCAATAGCCCATAAAACTGGAACTTGATCTGGATCTGCAATACCGCTCAGCGCACTCATTTCTACTGCAGGACTAACAGTAGCAGTTGTGTTAAGTCTGAATGTTAGTCTATAATTAGTAGCATTAGCAGTAAAGACAAAAGCTTTACTAACACTTTGTCTAATAGTAGTAATATTTTTTGTTAAGAATGTTTTTGATGTGGTAATAGGTGTATTGCCGGCATCTTGAACAAAAACTAAAATATCATCCGCTACACTAGGTGTTCTAAGTGTAAGACTATATCCAATTAACCAATCACCAGCAGTCAATGTAATTGTACCAGGTACATCAACTTCACTCGTACCAGCATAATCTAAATCAGTAACAGTAGTATATGCATTTTGATCAAATGTACCTTCAATACGCGCAGCCCATATTAATGGAACTTGATCCGGATTTGAAGTACCGCTCATAGGATCCATTTCGATTGCAACTGTTCCAGCTACACCAGTATTAAGTTGAAAACTAAGCTTCAAATCATTGGTCGCCGCAACTTCTGTGTACACAAATTGCTTTGTTACAGTGTGTCGTTGACTACTTCCATTGTCATTGATAAACGTTTTACTATCACTTAAAATTGTATTTCCTGAATCTCTAACATAAATCGCCACAGGAACTGTTGGATCGCTAGTAGTAAATGTAATACTAAAATTAATCAACCATGTTCCTGTTTTTATGCTAACTGTTCCAGGAAGATCAACAGGTGTTGACCCATTATAATTTAAATTAACAACACTTGTATATAAATTTTGATCAGCAGGAATTTCTTTTACAACTTCACCTTTTAATTCATTCAGAGCTCCAACAATACTTGTTGCACTGAAACTAGGAATCAAATCAGTATCACCAGTTTCGTTAAAGGCTAAAGGACCTGTGTTATCAAGAGCACTGAAAGTAATTGTTCCTTGAGTTCCTCCACCTCCATCAGCACCTGCTGTGATTATAATATCACCACCATCACCGGTTGCACCACCAATACCTCCAGTTAAATTTATAGTACCACCTTTACCAACTCCATCACCGGTTCCAGGTTGTATATTTAAATCAGTTCCAGGGTTTCCACTTGTAGTAGCAGCAGAATCCGTTAAAATATTATCTGCATTTAATTCTGTTTGTACATAAACCCCATCAAAAACGTTAGAGGTTGCCATTTAATATAAATGTATAAAAAATTAATCTTACATAAAAATTGATTATGTATAATACATTGATCAAAAACATGTTGACATTTAACGGACCTTCAATTGATAAAATTAATGTTACAGAATTTACTGTTGATCAAGGACAATTTAAAAGTGCCCAAGTTTATTGGGATGATCCAAGAGTCAAGTTGCTTTGTATTTTCAAGGATGTTACTTTTCCTTATGGAATTCGTAAAGTGCATGAACGCAATGTTTTACCGATTATTGTTGATGAAGAAATCGTTAAGCATTTAAATGAACTAAGAACAACTGTTGAAGCAAAAGCAAATTATAGTCAACAAGTTGATCGCAAGTTTTTCCCACTAGATAGTAACATTTTTACTGTTAAATGCTACAATCCTAAAATTTTCAAAGATGAGAAAGAATCAGTAACTCATATTCCAGCTGGCACAAAGGGTACTGCATATGTTATCCTGCAATCACTTTGGTTAAACGGCAATATGACTGGATTTAAATTTGTATTAGATTCTGTCTATTTCTAAATAATTTTTTTAATTTATTTATAGTAATAATGATAAGATGCAAATAGTTTATAGCTTAGATATGAAAACTAAGGAAGTAAAACTGTATGAAATCGTTAGCAATGAAAAGAGTCAAGAAGCATTAGATAAAACAGCACTAAAAGTCTTGATATTTGAAGAAGGTCAACGTCGTGCCAAAATTATTGAAGGAAATGGTATCGACTATGAATCACAGGAACCAGGATATTTTCTAAAACGTGATGGAAAAAAGATCATTTTATATAACAAAGTCCAACAAATTTCTCATGGATGGATTGGTTCAACTATTCAATTTGAAATAAAATGCATTAAGTTATTCGGTTTAACAAATTTCATTGATCAAGAAATCGATTTATCAGTCAATGAATCAAAAGAAAATGATCAAATTATTTTGTTACTTAATAAAAGGGTGATGACATCATTAGCAGACTCGATTTTCCAAGTAATTGATTCTCAAATTGCAAGAAATAAATATTCTTCCTTTGATAATTATCTTATTCTATCAAAGATTATGGAATTAGTTGAAAAAGTCCCACAATTGTCTGGTCCAGAAAAGAAAAAACTAGCTATAGAAGTAACACAAAGAATATATGAAAAACATATTAAAACAAATAATAAACTCAATCAAGAAATAATGAAGATTCTGTTTTCAGAAATGGTTCTTGATAAAACAGTTGATATTATTGTAGCTGCTTCACGAGGCGAATTTCAACTAAATAAAAAGGCAAAAAAATGTTGGAAGAACTGTTTTAAAAATTGAATCTAGATATTAATTATCAATACACACAATGAATCCTAATACAATTGAAACTATCAAAGAAATTAAAGAATCATGGGAAGACCCTGATGTCACTAATTTGTATATTAGAAAATCCTGGCAACCATTATTTCAAGAACAGTTTGCAACAGAAGATTTTCAAAAGAAAATGAAGGTTTTTCAGAAAATAGTGAAAAATGACGCGGAAAAACTTATTTTCCCAAGTAAACACAAAATTTTTAATGCATTCAATATGTGTTCGATGAATAAAGTGAAAGTAGTTATCATTGGTCAAGATGTTTATCATGCCAATCCCAATGAAGCTCAGGGATTATGTTTCAGTGTTCCACAGAATATTGATGTGCCACCAAGTCTTAAAAGAATTTTTAAAGAGCTTGACAGAGATCCTGAAGTCTCATTCCAGAATCCTCAGGCTCATGGTTGTTTAGTTCCATGGACAACTCAAGGAGTCCTGCTTCTCAATACAGCACTTACTGTTTGGCAAAAACACCCTGGAAGTCACATTAGATATTGGGAAGACTTCACTGATAATATAATTAAACATATATCCGACAATAAAAATGGGATCGTTTTTATGTTGTGGGGAAAATTTGCTCAATCCAAAGCTAGATTAATTGATTCCACAAAACATTGTATTCTTGAATCACAACACCCAAGTCCTCTTGCAACAGGAAAAAATAATCCATTTATTGGAAATGGACACTTCAGTAAAGCTAATAAATATCTTCAGTCAAATAACATTGATCCGATTGATTGGAGCCTTTAATTGCCAAAAATTCTAAAACAAGAATCACACTTATAAATTCTTCTATTATACGACGCCAAATACGATTTTGGTGTCAATTTTTTACAATGAACACAATTACTACACCCTAAATTAAAAATCCACAAAAATACCATATTGTTTTTATATAATAATCTTTTCTTTTATTTATAATAGCAATGCCTCCAAAAAAAGTTAAAATTACAACAACAGAAGAAGAACTTGAGAAAGAACTGAAAGAAGCTGGTATTATTACTGAAGATGCTGACAAAATTAATTTCCTCACATTCGAAGACGAGTTTAATAGTACTCAATTCAATGGTTCTGATCTTGATATGCTGTTCGGTTTAATTTATGTATTCAAAAAACATCATAATGGATGTATACCTTTGAAAATTAAAATTAGCAAAAAGGATGCATTGTTCTTTAGTTTGGGTATTAATTGGACATGTAAGAAGAAAAAAAGAAAATTGTACATGCCTAAGGGAATTCTCACAAATTTCAAGAAATGTAAAGAAAGAAGTGACGTACAATTTATATTTATTCTATTGACATTAATCCATCCTAAACGTTGTAATCAAAAATCTTTTGGGGCACATGCCAATGTTCTTATATATGATAAAAAAACTAATACCATTGAAAGATTTGAACCCAACGGTTGTACAGTAAATTTCGATATTTGGTTTGAAGTTAAAGAATTCGATAAAATATTCAAGGAAATAGCTAAAAATCAATTTGGTGCAAAGTATATTAGTCCAGATATTTGTTGCCCATTTATTGGACCACAAGCTATTCAAGAAAGTGAAAAATTAATGAAGATCGCAGATCCAGGTGGATTTTGTGCTGCGTGGACTTTATGGATTATTGAATTACGCATGAAAAATCCCAATAAGCCACTAAAAGATCTCCAATTACTGGCTATCAAGAAAATGCGTAAAGATTCAAAACCAATGACTGATTTTATTAGAAGTTTCTCACAATTTGTGGTTAAGAAAAGAAAAGAAGTATTAAATGCGTTGCCCAAAAAAACACAACGTTCAATTGAAAGAGATCCGGATCAGATAGAACATCTAAATGATAATGATCTAGCCAAAGTGAACGAAGTAATTCTTAATGAGTTCAAAAAATTAAAACAAAGTATTATTTGAAATTATTTTTTGCATTTATTTAGCTTAGAACAAGTGAACTCGGCGACGAGATGAAGCGCGCTTGGAACGCTTACGTCCCTTAGACTTAGAGCGTTTACGCTTGGACTTGGATTTCTTAGACTTGCGACGACGACGCTTGGGTTTAACCTCTTCGTCATCATGCTTCTTAGACTTACGGCGACGACGCTTAGACTTAGATTTGGAACGCTTACGTCCCTTAGACTTACGACGTCCCTTAGATTTAGAACGCTTACGTCCCTTGGACTTAGATTTAGAACGCTTACGGTATCGGCGTTTACGACCTCCACCATCTTGAGCGTGGAGATCACCATCACCCATACCAGTCATGTTGAGTAATTCTGAAAGACCAGCCATTGTTGAAGGATCCAACATTTGAGTTATTATATACTATGTTTAGATAATTTTTTAACAAAAATGAGCATTTAATTCCAAAAAATAACTTAATCAATAAAAATAAATTCGGCGATGAAACGCATACATTATATTTATATTCTTTTTATTTAAATGCCTATTTTTTCGAATATAGAAATGTCCTTTATTCAGTTAAATACACACATAAATATTATAAATGTTTTTCTAATTTTATTCCTTTTTTAAACAAGTCTTTTATAATTTGTTTTCTCCAATTTCTACTCAATTGTTTTTGAATATTTTCTCTTGGATTTAATGATTGAATATATGCTGCTAACAAAGGTAGTGTTATATCTTCTGGATTTTCGTCAATCAAGAATTCAGGTACAATAATACAATTTTTAGGATTTTCTCTACAATTTTCAAACGTGTCTTCAATCATTATTGTATTTTTTTCATTTATACCTAAATGACCAAATCGTCTATAAATCTTTGTGAGAGGTTTTATTCTATCCTCTTCGTCACCATTATAAGCTTCTGAATCACCATATGAATAAGTGAACAAAAGCTTTGTATCACTAGGAAGAATGTGTTTAATGAACTTTTTTAACCACAAAGAATCTCCGTGTGTCCAAATACCAATATATTCAAAATGTTTTGCACATAATTTAATGAATTTTTCAAGATATGGACGTTTGTATGCATAATAGTGTTTGCTACCGTGTTGAAGCTTATGATCCCGCTTTGCTTTTAATTTTTTACCTTCTTCTTTTTCAATCGTATTGAATAGAGTTTCGTCAATATCAAAAACAATAAGCTTAAATTTCTTCATTGCATACCTATTTAGTTGTAGATAAAAAAATAGAAAATTACAAATTATAACGAATTTCTTGGAAAGACAATTCCACATTACCAGTAGTGGCTTGATATCCGCAACGAATACCATTCACAACGATAATAGCATCAACGACCTGTCCCTTCAGACCTTTGTTGACGAAATACTGGTTATCCACCAATTTGTTATTTTGGTAGACACGTGTACCGCCCTTAGGATAATTGTTGAAGTAGATGTTTCTTGTCTTAAGGAAATTGTTCAATTTAATCCATGGCTTATCCTTCACATATTCCAACATAAAGTCCTTCAATTTCGTAATGAATCCGCCGATTAATTCTTTATCTTCTTCATTCATAACTTCTGTATCAATACTGAGTTTTCTCCCACTAGGATCAGTTCCAGTAATGTTACACAATTTTACTTGACGCAATTCCATAATAAACCGTGGCAAATTAGGATATTCAAATCTGAATAGGTAAAATCCATCTCTACCAGTTTGTTTCACAATCAATTTATCAAAACTTGCAAATCTGCTTGGATCCAACAAGAACATATTATCAGCATATCCAGTTGCATTATGAATATCGGAATCTGTTTTAATTAAATGAATGCATTTTGCCGGATCTCTCGTAATTTGATCAATACTAACACCATAAACTGTACTAAATTCTGACAAAATGGATTCAGGATCTTCATTAACTTCAGGAATATAGTGACCGCCACGACGATTTTTAATGAACATAGCAATATCTCCAATATTTCTCTTTGATGCCAAAGACATTCCTGTACCAATTAGTTTCAAAATTCTCTTCATCTTAAATTTAGACTCATCAATTTGAGTTAATTGGAATCGTTGTGATGCCAAAAATTCTGGCACAACCAAAACTTGTCCGTTACTACCAACAACAGCAGCTTGAATATGACTAAGATCGAATGAGTACAAGATATCATCTACTGAAGAGAAATTGCCAGAAATAACTTGGAAATTACGTGGAAATCCTGGGATAAAGATATCAATCACACAATTTTTACAAATGAACCATGCTCCGCGATTACCAAAGAACTTGACAACTCGACGAACAGTGTCTTCACGATCTCTTGCTTCTTTACCATAAACATAAATATCGAAATCACTTGTTTCCGGATAATATTTTGTTCCTTTACTTAACATTTTTCCAATCATTCCTCCACAAATAGTGAGATTTTCCCATGACCATTCATTACTATGGAAGAAACCTTGTGTTACTGAATTAAACTCTTCCATAAATTCTTCTCTATTACGCATTGTTTGTTGTCCCACTTCAAAAATAGGTTGATCAACTTGATTAATAACCAATGAATCCAAGTCTCTATAAAGTCCAGATTCCTTGAATTCTGTGTTATACTTTGTGTAATCTAGATACTCGAAAGGATTAACCAAACAAGATCGTCTCAAACTACTTACTTTAGTCTTTACTGGAGCAAACCAGTTATGCATAAATCTAAGTCTTCTTTCTGAATCAATCTGTTCAGAAACTTGATCATAAAATTCTTCATAATCACCCAAATCCTGAATGTTACCCTTGAATGGAATAACTACTGGATTAGGTCTTCTACATTGTGGACAAGATTTGTTAGCTTCAAGAGCTGCATTAATGCATTGATTATGATACCCAAGCTTACAGTTACAGTTCAAATAAACTGCTCCTCCAAGATTATTTGCATCAAATTCTTCATAACAAATTCCACATTCATCACTATGCATAAAAATTTTTGATAAAACATTGCCAACATATTTATTTTCATCGATAAGATCGTCGAAACTAATTTGATACTTGTTGTCTTTGTATTGGAACTCCATCTTTGACTTTGGTTAAAAAATAAATAAAATTAGTAATCAATTTTTATTGAATCACGCAATTACAACTAATTTCCTTTTCTTCAACAACAACTTCATTCTCTTTTCTTACGATTGGCATTTCTTTTAGTGATACTGAAATATCATCGAACAATTCAGTTATACCAATGTTATCTTTAGCAGAAACTGCAAAGTATTTTGCATTAAATTGATCACAAATAGTTGAAATATCATTTTCTTTTGTTTTGTTGGTGTCATCAATCTTATTTCCAACTAAATAAAGAAGAATATTTTCATTAGAATGTTCAGTATAAAGCCTATTAATCCATTTAACAGTATTTTTAATACTGAGTTCATTAGTAGTATCAAAAACAACTAAACATGCTGATATATTTCTATAATACAGCTTCATTACTTCTGCATATTTTTCCATTCCGCAAGTATCCCAGATATGTAATTTAATATTGTGCTCTGGGAATTCTTTCGTATAAAAAGAGACTCCAATTGTTGGTGTATTGTATTCATAATATTTGTCATTTATGAGTCTATTCAAAATAGAACTTTTTCCCACACAGACATCACCTATTAAAGTAATTTTATATGTTTTCATCTATAGTTATATCCAAGATTCAATTTAAAGCCATATTTGCTTTATAAACAAATGTCAAGAAAACGTTCTCGTGAAAATGAAATAGAATATCCTGTAAATAAACGATCTCGTACTTCGCGGTGTCTTCCTTTTGATGATTGGATTTCTCCATCACAAATTCGTTATTGTGTGATGGACAATATTATGGTCGACTGGTTAAAATTATATGGTAAAGACAAGGGTTATCAACCAGAAAGTAAATTTAAAACAAATACAGAAGGAAATGAAATTATGAATATGGGAAATGCTTTTGAAGATAATGTAACAAGATTGATTAAAACTAGAATTACTGAAAGCATTACAATTGCTGATAATTGGCAACAATCAAAAAGTTCAATTGCAGCTGAAAAAACCATCCGTGCAATGAAAAATGGTGTACCAATTATTTTCCAAGGAGTGCTTCATAATCATGTTAATAAAACATTTGGTATGCCCGATATTCTGATTAGATCTGATTACATTAACAAAATTGTTGATACACCAGTATTACTTGACAATGAAACTCACAAATCGTCAGTGTTTAGTGACAATTTTCATTATAGAGTAATTGATATTAAATTCACCACACTCAATTTAGCCGCAGATCAAGTACATCTCTTAAATGATAATAATTTCAAGTTTTATAAGTGTCAGTTATTTATTTATAATGAAGCTTTATCGGCAATTCAAGGATATAATCCAGGTAAAGCTTATTTACTTGGTAGACGATGGAAATCTACTTGTCGTGGAGTTAAATTAGGAGAAAATAACTGTTTTAGCAAATTAGCCACTGTTGATTACTTTGGTCGCGATAAATCATTTATACAATTGACGGAAACAGCAATTGAACAGAAAAGAAGACTTAAAAAAGAAGGTCAAGAATGGTCTATCGATCCACCAAGTAATGATCTTCTTTTCCCCAATATGTGCGTTAAATCTGATTATGATTATCCATGGTACAACGTTAAAAAGGAAATTGCGTTACGTAATGACGAAATTACTTTAGTCTATAATTGTAGCTCTTCAAATAGAGAATATGCTCAAAAGCAAAATATTAACAAATGGTCTGATCCTCTTTGTACCGCAAGTACACTTGGTATTAATGGAGATAAAATGGCACCAATTATTGACACCATGTTAGACATTAATAGAAGTACTGCAAGTGCATTAATTACACCTAAAGTAATTGAAAATAATAAACAAGAATGGCAAACTAGTGATGATCTTGAGCTCTTTATTGATTTTGAGACTGCCAATGATTTGAGTATGGAAGATTTTTCCCATCTTCCTTATGCTCAAACAGGATCGCGAATATTCTTAATCGGAGTTTTCTGGATAGACCCAATAATTAAACAAGAACAATTTAGATACTTTATTTCTGATAACTTAAGTCTAGTAGCAGAACACACAAATATACAATCATTTGTCAATTTTGTATCAGAACTTGCTCAGCAACATAATAAAGATCCAGCAAATATAAAACTATTTCACTGGGGACATGTTGAGAGAACAGAATTTAGTTCAGCCACAAAACGACACAATGAATCTTGGATTAAATATAATTGGTTAGATTTTTGTGACATTATGAGATCTGAGCCAATTGTGGTAAAAGGATCATTTAAATTTGGATTAAAGGAGATTGCCAGAACAATGTATAAAAACAAGTTGATAAAAACAACATGGGCTTCTGAAACAGAGAGTGGTAAAGATGCACTTATAACAGTAAAAAAATGTAATAATGAATCACAAGCGAATGGGGGTCATCCAATGCGATTTCATAAAGATATGAAAGACATAGTTTTATATAACTATTACGATTGTAAAATTACTTACGAAATTATTGATTACTTCAGAAAAAATCATTGTCAATAAATGAATGTCACAATTTAAAACACCAGCCTTTTTTTGCAAGTCCGAAAGATTTTTTTCACGTCATAGCAAAATAAATAAAGATCTTGTTATAACATAAATAGATGTCGGACACAGAAAACCCTACTAAAGTTACTAAAAAAAAGAAAAATCGTAAAGTTAAGAAACAAAGGAAAGAATCGCCCCCTGATTCTGAACAAGAGATAATGATTGAAGAGTCAGAAGATGACACAATTGTTCGAGAAATAAAAAATAAATTCATTGAGACTTTGTTATACAAAATAGATCAATATAAAGAAGAAATTTTAAGTGATACTACCAATGACTTAATTCAAGATATTGTTGATTATATTCACAAAACAGAGGAGGATGAAGCTATCGACGAGATTCTTGATGATTCATGGAAAACTGGTCTTAGTCCAAAAGAAATTAAATATAGAACTCGTCAACTGAAAGAATTGATGAAGGAACTGGATAAAGATATCCCCACAATATCACAAATTCTGGATGCGGACTTATCGAATGAAGAAAAAGGTAAAGCTGTCCAGATGTTTGATATTATCAATAGTTTACCTAAATTTAGTGTTGAATATAATATTGCTAAATCAACTCTTTTGAATATAATGGGCAAACATGAAGTACTCGACGAAAATGAAGTTCAAAAATGCAAAGAAATAGAAGAAAAATTAAGTCACAAAAAGTCAAGTAATATGACTATCAAACAGAGAATCTATCTTTCTGGATATAATATGGATAATATGCAAATTCTCCATGATATGGCAACTCGTCTAGAATCAATGCCTCCGAATGATAGTGAATACATCGGACTAAAAGATATTATTGACACCGCATTATCTTTGCCAGTAAATAAAAATATAAGTCCAAATATTGATACTAATGCCGAACCGCAAGAAGTAATAAATTTCATGGTTAATCTAAGAAAAATCTTTGATGAAGAAATATTTGGTATGGGTGATGTCAAAGACTATATCATGGAAATTATTGCTGCCAGAATAAGTAATCCAGAAAGCGTCGGTGATGTTATTGCCTTTGAGGGACCACCAGGTACTGGTAAAACTCTTTTTGTGAAATGCATTGCCAAAGCAATGGGACTCCCCTTTGAAACAATCAGTCTTGCTGGAGCACATGACCCGAGTTATATTGAAGGATTCTTAAGTACGTATAGCAAAAGCACATATGGTAGACTTATCGGTGCTCTTAAAAAGATTCAGTGTAACAATGGTATTATTTTATGGGACGAGGCTGATAAAATTGATGAAAATCGTGCCACTGCAGTCTCAGGTCCTTTAATTGTTATTTTTGATCCCGAACAAAACACTAAATTCAAAGATAAATTCCTCGGAGATATAAGTGTTGATATTAGTAAGTTATTACATTGTATTACCATGAATGATAGATCTAATGTTAATTTTATTGCTGCCAATAGAATGAATATTATTACTATTAGAAAACCAACATTAGAAGAAAAGGTTGGAGCAGCTAAATTAAAAATAATTCCAGAAGCTATTGAAAAGGCTGGTCTTAATTTGAAGGACATCGTTATCGACGACGCTATAATACAATATATATTAACCAAGTCATCAAATGATGAATCAGGAATGAGGCATCATAAGAGGAATTTCGAACGTATATTTAAGCGTATTAATGTTTTAAAAAGATCGACACTTCCAGATGGAACAACTGGAGATCTAAAGCTTAATTATGGAATTGAGAATTTCCAGATTCCTTTAACAATAAATGAAAAAATAGTTGATCAACTCTTCAATGAAGATCAAACAGAAAAACAATGGCAATCAATGTTTTCATAAATTAACAATAAAGCAATTCTTTGATAATTTTTATAATATCTCTATGTTTGCCAATTCTAGCAAGAAAAAGTGCTTTTTCATAATACTTATTATTTTTTGAAGGATTTTGTTCAATTAATAGTTTTACAATATTAACACTACCTTTTGCTGATGCATATTGAAATCCAACATAACCAGAATTATCTTCAATCCATAAATTAACATTTTTGCTAATTAACAATCTCAATATGTCAATCTGGTTATATCCACAAACATAGTGAATTGCTGCATGTCCTAAGGAAGATTGTATATTGATATCAAGTATATGATATTCAGTAATTAACTTGATTAAGTTAATGTAACCCTTTGAAATACAATCAAACCATACGCTTTCATATTTTTTATTTTTCCAAAGAAATGTGATCTCTTCATTACTTAATTTGGCTAAATTCCAAACACAATTTAATTTAGCCATACTCTGTGGTGTTAAAAAATGTATTATTTGTAATTGTAGTTCTACTGGGAGATTATTCATTTTGTTGAATAAAAATAATAAGATAATAGTTCAATTTTATTTGAACTATGATTAAATCAGTTTTTCAAGCAATGTTACAATTTCTTTATGACCATATTTACTTGCGAAGTATAAAGCTGTTTGACCATAATTATTCTGTTTATTCACTTCAGCACCAACTTTAATTAAGTATTCAACACAGTCTTTATAACCATGAATATTTGCCCAATGTAGTGCTGTCATACCATAACTGTCTTGAATATTTACATAAGCACCGGCTTTAATCAAGAGTTCAAGACAGTCTTTATGACCATATCTACATGCTATTTGTATAGATGTCCAACCATTATTATTCTGTTTATTTACGTCAGCACCGGCTTTAATCAAGAGTTCTATACAGTCTTTATGACCAAATGCATTTGCACAATGTAAAGCTGTATTACCACGAATACTTTGAATATTTACATTAGCACCAGCTTTAATCAAGAGTTCAATACAGTCTTTATAATCATAATAACATGCGTTATGTAGAGCTGTCAAACCATCATTGTTTTGTTTATTTAAGTCAGCACCAGCTTTAATTAAGAGTTCAATACAGTCTTTATGACCATATCTACTTGCCCAATGTAGAGCTGTCATATCACAATTGTCTTGAATATTCAAATCAGCACCAGCTTTAATCAAGAGTTCTATACAGTCTTTATGACCAAATGCACTTACACCGTGTAGAGCTGTATTACCTAAATTATTTTGAATATTTACATCAACACCAATATAAATCAATAATTTCATTAAGTTAGTATACCCTTTTTCAGCAGTGTCAAACCACAAATTATTTGAAGTATGTATTAGTCCTATTTCTTCAGTACTTAAGTTATATGAGTTCCATAAGGAATCAAACTCACTTTGACTCAAAGAAGTCAAAAAAGAGAATACATAAGACAAATCCATTTTATGATATAAAATAATAATAAGATTAATCAGTTTTTTCAAGTAATGTTACAATTTCTTTATGACAAAATAAACTTGCTAAGTGTAGAGCTGTCAAACCAGTATTGTCTTGTTTATTTACATTAATACCATCGGATTTAATCAGGAGCTCAACACAGTCTTTATGACCAAATTTACTTGCTAAATGTAGAGCTGTATTACCCAAATTACTTTGAATATTAACATTAGCACCAGCTTTAATCAAGAGTTCAATAATTTCTTTATAACCAAATTTACTTGCTAAATGTAGAGCTGTCCAAGCATCACTAATTTGAATATTGATATTAGCACCAGCTTTAATCAAGAGCTCAACACAAACTTTATGATCATATCTACATGCTATTTGTAGAGCTGTCCAATTATCATTTGTTTGAATATTTAAATCAGCACCAGCGTTAATCAAGAGTTCAACACAGTCTTTATGACCATATTTACTTGCTATTTGTAGAGCTGTCCAATTATCATTTGTTTGAATATTTAAATCAGCACCAGCGTTAATCAAGAGTTCAACACAGTCTTTATGACCACGAATACTTGCTATTTGTAGAGCTGTCCAACCATCACTATCTTGAATATTTATGTCAGCACCAGCTTTAATTAAGAGTTCAACACAGTCTTTATGACCACGAATACTTGCTAAATGTAGAGCTGTCCAACCATCATTGTTTTGAATACTCACATCAGCACCAATATAAATCAAAAGTTTCATTAAGTTAACATACCCTTTTTCAGCAGTGTCAAACCATAAATCGTTTGAAGTATGCATTAGTCCTATTTCTTCAGTACTTAAGTTATAGGAGTTCCACAAAGAATCAAATTCACTTTGACTCAAAGAAGTCAAAAAAGAAAATACATTAGACAAATCCATTTTGTAATATAAAATAATAAGGAGATTAATCAGTTTTTTCAAGTAATTCAATAATTTTTTTATGACCAAATTTACGTGCGAAATGTAGAGCTGTCGAACCAGTATTGTCTTGTTTATTTACATTAATACCATCGGATTTAATCAAGAGTTCAACACAGTCTTTATGACCACCAATACTTGCTAAATGTAGAGCTGTATAACCATAACTGTCTTGAATATTCATGTCAATACCACCAGCTTTAATCAAAAGTTCAACACAGTCTTTATAATTATGATAACTTGCACTATGTAGAGCTGTCCAAAGATAATTGCTTTGAATATTTAAATCAGTACCAGATTTAATCAATAATTTCATCAATTTAATATAACCATTTCTAGCAATGTCAAACCACAAATCATTTGAACTGTACATTAATTTTATTTCTAGTGTATTCAAGCTGTGTAAATTCCACAAACTACTAAACTTTGATTGACTTTGTTGAGTCAAAAAAAAGAATACATTGTACCAGAGTTCTGTTGGAAAGTTCATTTTGTTGAATTAAAAAGAAGAAAAATCAATTTTAATTACGAATGATAAACATGAGCAAATTGATTTTCTTCGATAAAATCAGCACAATCTTTGCATGGATTTGACCTCGCTAAGTTTCTTTCACTTCTTGTAAGTCTAACAACAAAGATATCAGCACCCTTTAATGAAATATTTCTTAATTTGCATTGAATAATTGCTTCTGCTTCAGCATGACGTGATAACATTGAATGATCATGTTTCTGAGTATGACTAAAATTATAGTTATATGCTGATGCCAAAACAACACCACCCTTAACAATTACTGCACCATGTTTGTGGTTCATAGTTGATTTCTTAGCTTCCTTAATAGCTAAATCTATATATTGTTGTTGACTCTTATGTAATTTCATAAAATTGTTAGGGTAAACAATATATAATCAATTTTATTATGTGTTCTTTAAAACTTTTAAAGAATTGTTTTTTTCGCTTCATAAATAAATGAGTAATTTCCCAGGAGATCTTTTCGCCTACAATAATCCCTTAATAAGTATTTTTAATCCATGGTCACAATCATTAACTCCATCAGTTCCTGGTGGAACTCTTGTACCATGGAAATCAAAAACGAAAACTTTCGGAATCACGTTACCAGCAAGAATTCGAGCATTTCATACAATTGGAGAAGCTTTGAAAAAACCCATTATGGGTGAATATTTGTACGAAGGTGATTGGTCATTCCATAATCCAGCACAACAAGATTTTAAATTCTTCATTTCCCGATTTAAACCGTACAATAGTATTGAAGAAGGTACAAAAATCAAAATTAGTTCTGATTACATGCAGTTAAATGCATTTTTCCAAAAACATGGATCTAAACAGAGGGTTAATTATTTCGATCCAGCATCAGGATATGGTGTTGTATTATTATCACAAATGACTTATGGTTGGAATTTCCCAGCACAAGAATCTATTTTAAATAACAATTTCAAATCACTTGATTTTACTCGCGGCTACGAAATTCTTGAAAGTAAGGATAATTTCCATCTTCCTTTGATTCGTATTAGAACAAATCAACCAAATATTACTGCTGTTATTAAAATGGCTGATCCACGATATAATCCAGAATCTCCATACCAAACAATATTTAATTTCCTCAATCAGCGCCGATCACGACACTTTTATAGATCGGTTACACGAGATTATAGTGTTCTTAGAATTCCACAAATACAAACAGAAATTAGTGAAGATGTTGATCATCTTAATGGAATGTGTCTACAAAAATACAACAAAAAGACTGGTCTTTTCCAGTCATTCACCGTTCAGGAAATAAAACAACAAACAATAGTTAATATAAATACTGCTGGAATCAATATTGGTTCCGGATTACAAGTTAAGAGTTTAATTGATGCAAAAGAAGGATACACACGACCTGCATTTGCTGTCAATAAACCATTTCTTTTCTGGCTGGAGCATGACTATATTCCCAATTATCCCTTATTCATGGGATTTTTTAATCGAGATGCTTGGAAAACCATTTAAAAATTTCTCATGATATAATCAGATTAGTCAAGCTGGCATACAAAAAATCAAAAAAATTAATAAATTTTTCAAAACCAATTAGAATTTTTGGAAATCATTGTTCTAAGGTATGTCAATGTGGATCTAAGGAATTTTTCACATTGACATACCAATCAGATTCGAATATAGAATGGGAATATCCCGATGGAACAGTGTTAAAAGGAAATCCGCCTAAAATAAACGGATTGGTCTATTTTGATAATATAATTAGTATGACTGTATGTGTTAATTGTAATAGATTACAGAATTTTTCTTACCCAAGTAAATAAATGAGATGTCAGTTTTGTGGGAAAAAAGCGGGACTTCTTACTTTCACATGTAAATGTGAATTTACTGACTTATGTGTCAAGTGCAGATTTCCAGATATTCATGATTGTAAATATGATCGAATTTCTGAAAATAAAGAAAGAATTAAAAAAGAAAATCCACAAACAGTTCCAACTAAATTAGATAAGATTTAGAATAATTGTGTCACTAATTTCTTCGATGCTCAAATTAGTGACATTAATTTTTTGCCACGTTTCATCAATCATATTTATGTAAGCGTGTCTTACTTTCGATTGAAACTCTATATTGTCAAAAACACATTCTCCATATTCACTTCTTTTGGCAGCTTCACTTGGGTCAATATCCAGGTAAATAACATGATCAGGTTTAGGTAGATTAGAGTCAATTTCATGACACCAATCTCTATCAACTCCATTACTAACACTGTACGCTATACCAGAAAAGTAATATCTGTCAAGAATAACAAAATCATTATTTTTAATCATTTCATTCAGATAGTCTTTAGCTTGATATCTATCAGCACTGAATAATAAATGCATTGCTTCCGGATTCAAAGATTCCTGACCCGACAAGGCTTTACGCAACAATGATCCTGTTGAATTATGAGTGGGAAAAACAAATGTGTCGACTGTGTAACCGCGATTTCTAAGTTTATCAACAAGCTTAGAAAGCTGAGTGCTTTTACCAGCTCTATCAATACCTTCGAAGACAATTAATTTTCCCATTACTTTTAAATATTTTATTAATTTTAAATGGATTTCAATTTTTAAATAAAAAAATCAAGATTTTTGAATATTAAATGCCGTAACGCATTTTTGTGACAAATACTTCAATGTGTTTGGGTGCATTTTTACTAATGCTTCTAACAATTCATTACTTGTATCATCAGGAATTAATAAAACCTTTGCTAGTTCATCTAATTTTTTCAATTCCTCAATTAATGTAGTTGAATCAAAATCCATTGTTTATGAATAATCTTTTATTTTACATAAAATCAATTTTTCTTAGATAAGCCCAAACTCTCAATTCAAAACATAAATTAATAATATCTGTTTCAGTAATTTGAAACTTATTAATTAAGTAAGATATTCTTTTATGTTCAATATAAGTGTTTAATTGTGTTATCAAATTTTCAGGATTAGCACACTGTATTGACATAATATTTCTTACACAATAATTATTCTGTTGAAAAATTTGATTTATATCACAATATACATTTCTTGAAGGATATAACATATAAGTAACTGGTTCAAAAAATCCGGTATCGTCATCAAGACCAATGAAATACAAAGTTGGTCCAGTAACTTCATTAAAACAATGATATCTAAATGCTTCATAAAATAAAGAATTTATACCATTGTTCTGGGTATTAACTAAGTCATCACTTAACATTTTTGCTCTTACATTACCTTCGTTTACTTTTTTGTTCAAAATTAACCACAAACTCTCAAGAAATTTGTGGTTAAGAATGAGATCAATGATATAGTTACTGTCATTAACTTTTTTCCAAGTATTATCCTGGAATATTTCAAATGCATTACTTAAATTTAGCCTTATATAGGATTTATGTATTTTTGCCAAAGAGTAAACAAGATCGCGTGCTGATTCGCATTGATTTATCAAATCATTTACGTCCTGTTGCATTCTACACTTTAATATGAAAAAAAGAAATATTAATTCAACGAGGAAACTCTTGTGAATTGACGGATCTTACCATCAAAGAACCAATCATTCTTTGAAGAACCGTCTTGAATAAATCCACGAGACTTGTACTTGAGAACACGATCTCTCAAGATTTGACGTACCAAATATAAGTTTACACTTGATCTGTATGTCTCTGATTCACTATCAAAAGACCGGAAACGGGGACAATCATCCATGCTTAATTCTGGAATACTGAATGTCTTCAAGAGCAGTTGTTCCTTACTATTTGAGTGCAAAACAAATGTCTTGAATGAGAAGATGTTCTGAGTCAAGCTGATATCCTTGGCAGACAAGATAAAGTCCACAGGATTGTCAGCAAAGACAATATTAATCTTCTTACCTGATGGCAAAACACCAACTGTGATAAGCTTCAAATTCTTGTGCATCTTACAATCACAGTCGTCATAAAACAGACCATAATCGGATTGATGATAAAGAGGATGTTCATCAGAATGCATTCCCAAAACATCAGTCAATGGACCGGTGTATTGGTTGAATAAGTTGTACAATTCAAAGGGTTCCTTTCTAGAAAGAATCTCTTCAAACTTGTCTGCTGGGAAGATCAGATCAATGTCTGAATCATCAAAAGTCTTATTCAAAAGACCCTCAATGATCCAGCTACCAAAAATGTGAGCATCATGCTTGATGAAAAACTTCATCAGCTTGTCGATGTCAACACCAGCAAAGGTACTTTCCAGACGCTTCAAGAGTGAGACGAAGAATGGATACTCGAATTGTGCTTTCGCACCATTGAGGTTTCCTTGATCGTTCACTGAAATCTTGCAAAGGCTAAAGAAGTCCATTATAACTGATTTTATTATGCATAATCATTTTTTTTGGTATACCCAAGGACCCAATGATTCTAGACCAGGAATTGGGGGAATTAAGTCTCCGTCAGTTAATTCATACATCTCTTTTCCACCCTTATAATTGATAATAATACCAGTTTTAGGATTAATAAATCTGTATCTAAATCGACGTCTGCCAATATCAACCATTTGACCCTCTATGGTCATCATTCTATTATTTGCTGGATTCTTGGTATATACTATACCAACAGGCATCCAAGGACTGACAGGACCTCTAGTTCTAACATTAATAGCTAATCCAGGACCGTGAGGAAACATAGTTGGTTGACCAAAATAGGTGTTTTCTTCCTCAGCAACGACTTTTTTCGAGTTTTCCAGTTCTTGTAGCCTCCTTTCAGCTACTCTTCTTTTTACCTCTGAATCTATCAATTTTTGGGTTATAGTATCCGGGGTTTGTGTAGGAGTACTGAATAGATTACCCATTTACCTTTATCAAAGAAAAAAACAGTGGCACTTCCTTAAAGGAAAGTACCCTGGAAATAAGGCTCACTGTGGCAACAAAGGTTGTGTAGCATTCTTATTCTTATTCCTGTTCCTACGATTATTATTACGTCTACGATTAGGCTTCTTCTTGGAAGGAGTCCTAAGCGGAGTAATCTCTCCAGGCTCTGGAATAATACAAGATGCGTACAAACGCTTAATAAATCTCTTTACGGAGGGAGTGAACATTTTTCAGGAAATCAATTATAGTCGTCCAGAGCCTTAATTTTCAATCTTTTTTCGTGTATTCCAAAAAGATTGAAAAAAATGACCCTAATCAATAAATAGCTATTCCATGAAGTTCTTAAATCGAGTACTCGTTAAGCTTGGCTTGAAGAAGCCTGTTTTGCATAGAATGGAGAAAGGTAAGTTTAGATCTGCCTTCCAATCCGGTTCTACTGCAAATGGTGTCTACATCAAACCACAGACTCCACGAACCTGATCTTAAGAATCCCTGAAAGTTCGGAGGTTTGCTTTCAGAGATAAGTTCAATAAAGCCTCCACTTTTATTTTTTTTGAAAAAGATTGATAATACTAGGTCTCTCTATAAATGATAATTTTTAAGAATGACTTATTCCTTCTTTAGCTGCTTTTCAAATCAACGACCAAAGACTCTTAGAGGTATTGGTATTGTAGACAAAGTTTGCAAAAATGAGCCTCTAAAACGGTCTTCTTGGTGGAATCCTTTTAAAAAGAGCTAATAATCCACATTCTTCCCGGGGGACTTATAAGTCCCCCTTCTTCTTTTTTGTACCCTTAAAAATTGATATAATTGACTCTATAAGTATAAATATTAAGTATACACAACAATGGCTTTATTTAGAATAGCTTGCTTTTATGATTATTCAACGGAAACTTTGCGTGTAACGACAGAGAACATGCTGATTCATGGAGATATTGAATATTATTTCAATACCAATCCATCTGTAATTATATTATCAGAATTCTCGTCTTATTCAAGACCGTTTAGTGAACTACACAAATTATTCTATAGTGCCAAAGATGGGTATGTATTTCAATACGATGAAAACTCGTTTGTACTCTTTGTCAATGATTTTGGTCCTGATGATTTTTATGATAGAATGGATAATCTCATTTACAGAGCAATTGAATAAAAGGGACTTAGGTCCCCTTCCTTCCTTTAAAAACTGATTAAATAACCTCTAATCCAAGTATATTGAAATTTATCAACAAATAATGTGCGAAATTTGTGATTTGTACTTCAACACGATCATTGAGCTGATAGCAAGTGTCTTGTTTTTAGAGTTCATTCTATTGAAATTAGTCACAAGCTCAAATCCAATTCACAAGCTCTTATCTATAATGGTTGCTGAAGAACTAGCAGAAAACTACATGTTGTTGATGTGTTTACTCTAATAGAGAGGATTAAGGGACTTTTGTCCCGCCTTTTTTTATTTCCCAATCGCATATGTATTTAAAAAAATGAATTGTTGAATCTATTAATTAAAAAGATGACTGATTCAACAAAAGAAGAACAAGAAGCTTATTCTATTATTACAAAATCAATCAAAGATTGTCCAATCGATATTAATTTTACAAATTATTGTATTGAAATGTTTATAATTGATCATCCCAATTACTTAGATTATAAAACAAAATTTACAGGAAATACATGGAGATTCTTAAAACAATTATCAATATTTGATTTCGCTGAAATAGAAACACTTATTATGTTTGAATACTTGCAAAGATACTACAAAAAACCAAGACAAGAACGCTTATTATTACTTGCACCAAAGGATTTGTTAATTTGTGCAGCATTTGTTTGCCTGAGCTTCAGTACTGATGAATTTTTTACAAAGAAATCGTGGGAATCACTCACAAGTATGGAATGGGATAAAATTAATTTTTATGCAATCCGTTTTTGCAAAGAAATAGATTTTAATATGAGAGTCAATGCATCACAAATATATAATGTATATAAAATTTTATCAGAATCAAAGAATGTATATAAGATTATTTCTGATTATAATGATCAAAATCACTAAAAATATAGGTGAATGAACTTTATATTCATAAGTAAAATTGATTTAAAACTTCTTTTTATTTTTAATTTAAATGAAGCGCAATCAACTTATTGCTCTTTGCAAAGAACGTGGAATTCATGGTGTTCATGATTACACAAAACAACAATTAATTGATGTACTGAACCCAGTAAATAAAGAAGAAACACAAACCGATACTCAAATTAAAGTGCCAAAAGACAAACTAATAATTGATAAGGTATTTCATATTGCTGATATTCAAGTTAGACCTTTAACAAGACATAAAGAATTCAATGGAGTATTTGAAAATTTGTATCAAAAATTAATATACCACAAGGCAAATCAAAATAGTGCTATTGTAATTTGTGGCGATATTCTGCAAGAAAAAGATAAATTAAAACCAGAAACAATTATGGTTCTTCGCAATTTCTTCAAAAATCTACTAAAAATCTGTCCTTATACTATTGTTATTGCAGGAAATCACGATTTGGTTGAAAATAATAATGATAGACTGGATAATTTAACCCCTATTCTGGATAACATTGGTGTTTATTATCTACGTGATTCAGGTGCTTATAGATTCGGCAACGTCGTATTTGCTGTAACAAGTCTGATTGACAAAAATCATATTTATAGAGACACAATAAAAACGGAGGCAGATACAAAGTATATTGCACTTTATCACGGAATGTTGAATGGTGCCACAGTTAATGAAGAAATTGTAGTAACAAATGATTCATTTCGCGATTCAAGAAAAATAAGTGAGTTTGATGGTTACGATTACGTTATGTTAGGTGATATTCATGCTCATCAATACCTGAAACCTCATATTGCATATTCAGGTAGTTTGGTTCAACAAAACTTTGGTGAATCACTTGAAAATCATGGAATGATTAAATGGAATATTGCTAAAGGAAAAAGTAAATTTATTGAAGTCGAGAATGAATATGGTTTTATTAACATTATTGTTAGAAAAGGCAAATTATACAAAGAAGTCCAATTACCACAAAAACCATACATTAGATATCATGCTGTTCTAACCACAGATGCTCAATTAAGAGTTTTTCGTGAATCTTTTGAAAAAGATCTGGATCCGCAAAGAATAGAAGTTCGTTATATTACTCAATCAATTAATGAAGTTCCGCTAGAACTGACGCAACAAACTGATGATACTAATCTTCTAAAACAAGAATTGAAAGATGTTGATAAAGAAGACATGAATTTCCTTGTTAATTATCATCAAAAACTCAAGAATGAATTAATTCAGCCAGAAGAAGCCAATATTCAAACTTGGAAAATTCTGAAGCTCGAATTTAGAAATGTTATGATATACGGCAATAATGTTCTCAATGTTATTGATTTCACAAAATTGGGTAGTATAATCAGTATTTGTGGAAAAAATGCCATTGGTAAATCATGTATTCAGAAAATGTTGTTGTTTGCACTATTTGACAAATTTGCACTTGGAGGTGCAAATAGTGACAAAAATAGTATTCTTAACAAAGATGCCAAGGAATGCTTCATTGCCGTTGAAATATTGTATGGAAACAAAAAATACAGGATTGAAAAAACAGGAAAAGCCAGACAACATTATGGAAAACGAGAAATGAAGTTTCAAAATAATTTTTACAAAGTCAGGAGTAATGGTGACAAAGTAAGTCTAAATGCAGAACATAGGATTAAGACCAATAACAATATCAATGATGTACTTGGTATCAATTACAATGATTTTCTTATGACTAATCTGTATTCTAATACAGTTTATCTTAGTATTCTCAGTATTACAGAAACAGAAAGACTTGATACACTGAATAAGTATTTCAGACTGGACTGGTATAAGCAACTACTTACCAAGGTCAAGGAAGATATAAAACAAACGGAACAAGAATTGCTTTTCACAAAAGGTCAATTCAGTAATATTGAAACAACTATTAATGATATTGATAAAGCTAAAATAAAGGCAGAATTAAACAAAATTAAAGACGATATTGACCCTCTAAAAGAATCTTACGCTAGTTTATCAACAAAGTCAGATAAATTAAATACAGAAGTATCAGAACTGACTAAAAAGATTATTAATCTCAATAGAGAAATCACAGTTGATCCATCTAAGTACAATAAGATTGAATTACCAAGTGAACCTATCGAAATTCTCGAAAATCCAAAACAAATACAAGAAGAAATAGATAATACACGAATGAAAATGATTCCTGGAACTCGTTCCTTTGAACAAATTCAAGAGGAACTTGACGAATTTATTGATAAAGTAGATAAATTAGAAGAACCGAAATTGTCAAAAGAAGATGTCAATCATGAATTAAACAAACACTTGTTCAGAATTAACGAGCAAGAAAATCTACTGATTGAATGTGGAGATTTCGAAATAATTCCGGGAATTAGTATTACAGACTTAGAACAAATAAAGAAAACGTTAGAAACTAATATTGAATATACTGTCTTTATCAGAGAAAAGAAAGTTATTCCTACAGAAGAATTTGGTGATCTTAATCAAATTATTCAAAATGATCAAAAAACACGCAAAGAACTTATTCAGAATTTAGAAAGTGCTGTTACACAAGAATCTCAGTATCTAATCACACAAGAAACAAGAGCAAGATTAATTGACATTCTTAATAGTGATATTTCAGAACAGAAAGTTAGACACGCAAAGATTATGTCAGACATTCAGTACAATGAAGAAATAGACAGAGAAATTGGATTAAATAAAGAAATACAAGACAAAAAACGTAAATTGAAAAAAATTAATGGAAATATAATCAAGTTGCAATTGAATCAAATGTATTCCATTAAGACTAATTTGGAAAGCAATAAAACATATTATCAATTGTCTGAAAAAATACAGGAACTTTATAAACAAAAGGATATTGTAATGTCCAATAATCAATACAAAAAGAAAATCGAATCACTTAAAAAAAGACTGGAAGAAATCACTGAACATGAATACATTAATTTGCTCATTAAGAATAAAGGACTAATTGATCAATTAAATGTTTGTCAACAAGAATTGACAAACAAGGAAGAAAAACAAAAACTTGTTAACACTAAATTGAAGGAACTTAATGTACAAATTGATATTCTAGAAAGAGAGCATGATAAGCTAGTCGAAACATATCAATTAGCTAAACAACAAAAGGATAAAATGAAGAAATTATCCACAAAAATTATCGAGATTGAACAAAAAATAGAAAGACTAAAGATTTATTCGCGCGTAGTAGATCGTAATGGATTGCCACTAAGACTTATTAATACGAAAATTAAGGATTTATGTAATGAAGTCAATAATCTGCTTACTAATTTCGTACAATTTCAAATCAAGGTTTTTATTGATACAGAAGGAAAGCGTCCACGTTTGCTTATTGTTGTAACAAAAAATAATTTGAATCTTAGTACACAGGACCTAAGTGGTTATGAAACATTCGTGTTGAACCTGGCATTTAAATTTGCACTTAATCGTCACAATTTCATTGGTAAATGTTCATTGTTATGTATTGATGAAGGACTTGATTGTATAGATGAAGATAACTTCACAAAATTAGGTGACTTATTCAACAAACTAAGAACACAATATTCACAAATAATGGTTGTTTCACATATTCCTGGAATCAGAGACTACGAAGACTCAACAATCTCCATCCAAAATAATGGAAAATACAGTATAATCACGTCCTAAATCTGTTATAAATAAATTCTTGTGTTTGAAGACTGTGACCCATTGTTAATGCTAATTCTTTTCTTTTTTCTGGATCCTTCAATTTGCGAAGTACATGACTGATATAAATCTTACGTAACATACTAGTACTAATGTTTTGTGGTTGAAAAATATTAAAGAATGTTTGAGCCAACGATTCCTTAGTCATTGATACTTCTTTTTCTGGTAATTTCTGAAGCTTAGGTAATAACAATTGTGCTTTAGTTATGCTAGTCCATTTTTTTACAATATCAATAATAGAATCTGGTACATCAATTGTTCGGGTACCATATAATCCAGAAGTTTTATAACCATAAACAATGAATTTCCTATGATTTAAATCGAATAGGTTTCTACCAGTCATATCTCTTATTGTTTCATATAATTTGGGATTACTGATACTAACTACAACAGCATTCAAATATTCTTCGCCACGTAATGGTGGTATTTGAGTATATAAAGACAGTAAAAGATATCGGAGATATATGTATTGATCTTCAATTGTAATATCTTTTTTTGGTATTTCTTCAACACATTCAGCATATAACTTGAATTTTTCCTGTTTTTTAAGAATATCTTTCCACGACATCCAATTATCTAATTCTTGTTCCTTTGGTTCTTTATACAAGCGAGAAGTATTTACTTTATTAGCCAATTTCTTGAAATAATCTTCATATTCCTTAATCAAGGATTTTGGGATTTTATCATTAACGCGTATAAAAGCTAATATAGCAGAAACTAATGATTTCCGCATAGGAGCATTATCAACTGAATCAAGATATTTTGTTGTTTTTTTGAAATCTGTTAAAGGTTTAATATCATAATGATTTATCTCAAATCCATCGCGCAATATTCGTTTTAAATTGAGTGTCAGGGTTTTAATTGAACTAGGTCTGTATTTTTCAAGTAATGCGGTATAAACTTCGTCATCTATAATAAAAGAAGTCATAATTTACTTTAACCAAATCTATTTTTTCTTACCTTTTGATTTAGAACGTTTCCTTTTCTTTGAAGATCTTTTTCTTTTACCATAGCTAAGAATGGCTTTAATTCCATCATCTTCACTAAAAGTGATTGTTCTCATTTCACCGCGTGGAGGAAACTGTCTAAATCTGAGATATTGATCAGTAATATCTACTTTATCATAGGCATAATTGTGTTTATCCAACCATTCAACAGCTTTGGGTACAGTCCACAAATGTTTCTTAAACATGATACTTTGTACATCAGAACCTTTTGCAGCACCACCACTTTGGCGTTTCTTAGGGGACTTACGTTTTGACTTACGCCTTTTTGGAGACTTACTTCTAGATCTACGTTTTTTTATGGACTTACGTCTTGGTTGACGCCTTGACTTATTGTTTGTCAAGTAAGGACCTTTATAACCTTGAGATTTAAGCTGTTTTTCAATGGTTTTTAGTTGATCCATAAACACCTTCATTCCTTCTATATCGGATTTGTCATACTGTTCCTGGCGACTGAGAGAAACAAGAATACGAAATAGTTGATCACGTTTTTGAATTAATGATTCCATACCTATATAATTAAAAAAGAAAAGAAACCATAAGGCTTCTTTAAACACCATCAGGTGCATGAATATTCAATTAAGAGTATCCAGTCTATATATAAGAGTTCATATGTATTTATATTTACACCTATGTACTTCTTATTATCAATAAAAGAAGTATATTAAGAAATATATTTACCCCACTATCATTATTAGGTACCTTTATTATCTGTTATATTAAAGACCGATATTCTTAGTCAAGAAATCAGTTCTTATATAATAAAGGTTGTATTAAATCTTAATATACCACATTCTATATATTATAATTTATGTGATATAAGTCTATATGTATCTTACAACGCTTTGCCTTTAAGTACTTTTTGTTATATTATACAAATATAAAATAATTTAAAACAATAACGATTAAAATAGATTATAAACATAATGTATGTATATTTTATTCAAATAACTAATAAAGATATTATCAAAATTGGTAAATCTTCAAACCCATGTAAAAGATTCTATACCATTCAAACATCAAATCCTGATAAACTTTATTTAAAATGGTTGATTGAATATGATGAACAAGAAGAAAATCTTGAATTAAAATTACATAGGATTTTTAATAAATATAGAAAAAATGGCGAATGGTTTAATATTGACATCGATACTATTTTAATGACACTCGAAGACAAAGGATATAAAGACAAATTAATCGATTTTGAATTAAAATTCAAAAAACCAAAAGATATAAAAACCCCCACTATTTTTACTTGTGATTTTTGTGAAAGAAAATATACACTAAAATCTGGACTTAATAGACATATAAAGGAGGATCAAATTTGTTCTTTATTTAGAACTAAAATATTAAATTTACAGAATGAGATTAAATTATTGAAAAGTATTATAAAAGAAACATATAGAGAGGATAAAATACGAGAACTTATAAAAAATAAAGAAATAAAACAAATCATTGATTAATAAATTAACAATTTTTTTAACTTTCATATTAAATTTAATTTTCTTTTCAACACACAATTTAAATTGTGTGTTTTTTTATTTTCTATATTTTATATAAAAATAAATAATAATAAATAATAAATAAATAGTGGAAAAGAGCAACAAAAAGTCCAGTAAATTAGTGGAGAAAAATCAAAAAAATTAAAAATAAAAATTAAAAAATTCGACGTGCGATCTCAGCACTTTTGAGACCCGACTCGTGCTGAGATTGCACGTCCAAGTGTTCGATTTGCATAATGTTAATTTAAAGGTTATAGTTTTCTTAATATAAATAAAATATGTTTTTTTGCGATATTTGTGAAAAGAATTATATACAAAAATCTGGACTTAATAGACATAAAAGAGAAGATAAAATATGTGCTTTATTGAGAACCAAGTTATTGAAACTAACTAACAATAATGATTTACTGAAACATAAAAATAAATTATTGAAAAGAGCATTAAGGAGTGTAAAAGAAACAAAAGATGTGTTAGAGGTAAGAAATAATGAATTAGTAGAAATAACAATCAATCAAGAAAAACAAATCAAAGAACTCAATGATGATAGAAATTTGTTGTTTCATCAATTAGAAGTAGAAAAGGCAAAGATGTCAACAAGTGAGAAAAAAGACAAAGTCATTGTTGAATTAGCAAAAAGCCAAAAATCTCAAACACAAAATAATACTGTAATCAATAACACAGTCATTATCAATGATTTTCGTATAAAAGGTGCTGACGAGTTTGATGAATCAAGAAAAGAACAATTGATTAATTACATTCGCGATAAAGAAGTATCTTATGTTTATCAATGGCTTCTGGAGCTTTTATACTGGACTAAACCCCCCAACATTAGTATCCGCGACCAATCAAGAAAGAAAGTGATGATTCTCAGAGAAAACAAGTGGATACAGGAAAATGTTGATGTCTTAGTTCATAGAATGTTCTACAGAACAATCAAGCCTATTGTTATGAATTGTATTGAAGAAAAAATAGATGAATATGAAGAATTAATTAGAGAGCCAGAAAACAAGCATGATGAACAAATAAAAGACGAACTAATGGTGTGGGAAGAGATTTATAGTCTCTGGTCAAGTTACAATTGTAAGCGTTTGAATCAACCCTTTCTCCAGACAGTGTCTAATCTTCAAAATCACAATAAGCTCCTCAATATCAATTAAATACAACAAATCATTCCTTTTTTTAACCATACCAAATAAGGGTATATAAATTGAAAAATGGATCCCTCGATTATGTATCAAAATGTATAGTTAATTATGGCACCTCGTAAAGTCACTTTCAAATTACCTCCACCCAAGGCTCCTAGCCCTCCAACACCACCTTCAAATTCAAGGAACAAGGAAAGGAGGAGTCATCGGAGAACAAGTTATACTAGAAGGAAATAATTATCTGTCTCGCAAATGGTCGTGTATGACCATATATTTCTTTTTATTTCATCAAAGACGACAATGAGCTTTATTCTTTTTCTTCCTTAAAAAGATTGAAATATTAAGTCCTGTATATTCTCTTTTATATTTTATGACTGATACACGAAGAAGCTACGTACCTGGTCTCGTACCACAAGTTCCCAAGAAACCTCATACTTTGAAACCTATCAAAATACAGGGGTTTAATTTACCAAAACCCATGTTTAGACGATATCAAAAATTAAAGCCTGAAGGTATTCAAGGAAGGAATCAAGCTGAATTTATCAGGAGTCAACCAAGGCGAAAGCCAAAACGAAAGCAGTAAGATGTTTTCAGAGGGTACATCAGTACCCCATGATTTATTATTTTTTCGATCAAAAAAGATTGAAAAATATAATCCTCTTATTTATTCATTTGATTTTACCAATGTCAGAGTTTAAGAAACCAGCAGATTACAAACCCCCAGTACCTCCACCACCGAGTGCAGATATCCAGATGTTAGTAAGGATAGAACAAGTAGGACTGAAGGGTGATTTTGAAAAATATCTCAAGAGTCAAACCACATGGGTCGATTACAGAAGGTTAAGAAAAAGATATAAATTAAAGAAATAAGAGACACCTTCTAGCGGACAAGATCCGCACCGATTAATTTATTATTTTTTTGATCACTCCAATTGAGTATATTCATTTAATTAAAAAATAATAAATTAATGTTTGGTTGGGCGATCTCAGGAATCGGATCAAGCCCTAGTAGAATTCACAGCTTAGTTACGTCGGCTGCGACGACGACGTTTCTTTGCATCACCATTTTTAGGAGGCGGAGGAGTATCAGGAAGAGTACTTTTCTTGACTTTCTTGGAGGCATTTTTAGGGTCAATGCCAGTCTTTTTCAGTTTGCCAAAGGCATTTGCGATTCCTTCAGGACTAATAGCAAAACCTGGTTTAGGACCAGACTGTTTCTTGGAACGAGGGACAGACTGTTTCTTACGAACAACCGGTTCATCAGCCATTAAGGATTCGACAGAACTACCTGAAAGACGTTTTTCAAGACGTTCAAGAGTTGCAGTCATCTCTTCGAGTTTACTCGACATTCGCATAAGCATTGGGTCAGCCATATTAACGTAAATATTACTATATTCAGTCAGGCTCTTTATTTTCAATCTTTTTAAAGAAAAAAAGCGTGGGGACCTAGGTCCCCTAAGACTTTAAGTAAATAGAACCTTCCAATTACCAACAGTCTTTGAATAACGCACATCACCACTTCCAAATGGTTTGATTCTTCTTACTATTACAATAGTCTCATTTTTAGGGATTTTTTTCATCCAATGAGGTTTGAATCTTGACTCTGAAACAGGCATGATTTTGTATATTTATACTATTGATTATATAGCCTTAATTCATTCAATCTTTTTAAAAAAGAAAAATATAGGGTCTATACGACCCTAACCTACAGGATCATAGGTTACTTCGGGAATGGTTCTAATTCCTGATGACTTATAGAATATCTATGATATTATGTATAAATCTCGGTGATAAGAGAACATTTGATATTTATTTTCAAGCCTATCACTCTTACATCCCTTAGCTTATCAATATAATTTGCTATTGTATAGGGTCTATGTATTCAATTTTTTACTATAAAAAAATGAAATCCAACTCGCTGGACAATAGCAAATTATATTACAATTATGCCTCGTCCAACTCAAAATAGGGAAAAACGCCTTAGTCAGCGTGAATTGTATAAGCTTGATGATCCAGTTCCACCTAGACCACCGTCTCAGGAATTTCTTTGGAACGCTCAACTAATTACTGATCCTGACAATTTCAAGGCTTTTAATCCTCATGCCCACCCCAGAGATCCCGAAAAAGAGAAGAAAAAGCAGGTTCGCAAGGACCGCAAGGAAAGAGAAGCAAATCGTCGTAAAAACCTCCGTAAAAAGAGAGTTTAAGGAATCCAAATTCCTTGGGGGACTTAGATCCCCATTAATTTATTCTTTATTTTGCCCCATATTACAAAAAAAATAAATTAAGGGGTCCTTATTACAAGAGACCCACACACACACTTACGCTAGGCATCTTCTCATTGCGTATATTTCCTTTTCAACTTTCTCGCATCTCTCAAGATAATCTAACCATTGCCCAAGAGCATCCTCATCGTAATGAATTTTGGATTTGAGACGGTTAATTTCTTTGAGCAAAACGCTACGAATGTAGTAAAGGTCTTCGATTGGAAGGGTTGACATTAGGTTTAAGTGGTAAAATAATATCATATAATCTAGGTGTATCGTTTTCATTTTTTTTCTGAATCCATCCCTTCTCTTAACCTAAAAAAATGATATTTTACTTATCTATACATTAATCAATAACCTAGCTTACTATAATGACTGATTCTGAAATTCGTCAACGTGTTTCCAAGCTCTTAATTGCTGGACTTGTTCAACATATCGAGCCTATTACTGGTGAATTATGTGAGAAGACTTCAGACTCCAAGACCAAGGAGGCAATGGCTCTGATCCAGAAAGCCATTCAAATTCTCAATCCTGATGATCCATTCATTCTCGAACTTGAACGAACACTCTATAAAACAGCTCATCCCAGACCCCTCATTGATTGTGATTGTGAGGGGTGTGAATATTAAATATATCACAAAAAAAGGTGCTTTGCACCGCCTTTCTTTTTTCTCTTTCCCGACTCTTCCTTCTTACTATAGTAATCAAAAAAACATTGAAAAATAATAACCTCATCATCAATCAAAGTTATCATCAATATCATGTCCAACCCAAACAGACTTGTTGCCAAGCAGCTTACTGACGAAATCTTAGATCTCATTGCACCTGATGAGATTCCTTCCTATACCCCAAAAGAACAAGAAATGTTGACAATTGCGAGAAACAAGCTTTTTACAGCTATGCTCCTCTTTACTCGCGTTGACCCTCTGAATAGTAAGTTGTCCCTCAACACTATTGAAAATCTTGTTCCAAAGGAAGAATTGTCGAAAGTATATGCTGCAATGGAACAGCAAATCAGATACGATATCGAGCACCCCGAGGAAAAGAAGGATGAAAATAAAAAGAACATGCCCGATCATGTTTTTAGGAGAACAGTTGAGATCAACACTATTGAATTCACGCTCTTTAAGCAAGAGTTCAAATTTGTTGAAACAGACCCCTCCAAGTAATTGAATCCTTTGGCGACTGACCCTGGTCGCCCCCATTTTTCTTTATTTCTTTTTTAAATAATCATCTAATCTTTTTTGATTCCAAGCATAATCACATACTTCTACATTCTGGTACTGAACAAATGGTTTTGAATCCAGATAAAAAGTTCCCTTACTTATCTTTGGTATACTACCAACATTTACCTTTAACAATTCCTTTCCATTAACATAAACCATCATCCATTGTCCACGCTGTACCCAAATGATATTATTCCATTCACCATCAACAAGATCATCTCCAGCATAGACAATTTTCTTGGTATAACCATCAAAATGAGTATACAAAATCATAGCCAATGTGTTGTCTATAGGACTATATACCATCATTGGACTAGGATAAGCCTGACCCACCCTGAATAATAGCTTATCATCTTCACTCATAGCTGGATAAAATCGCATATCAAAAGCAATACTAAAAGAAGAAGCTCTATTTCCACCGTCTTCTCCCAAGAAGGGGATTCTTGCTACTCCTTTTTCTAAGGAAGGAATAGACTTACATACAGGTTTAGGTTCAGGAATAGCTTCTAATGGCTGTTGTTCATAATATATTGGTTTCCAGTAATCAAAAGGTCTTCGGAAAGGGTATGGATATCTTAAAAATGGTCTTTTCCAGAAATATTGATGTCGATAATCACCAGCAGGTCTATATCTGTTAAAATGAATATAACCCTCTTTGAATCCACTCTTTTGTAACGCAATTTTTGGTTCAATCATCCAGTACCAAATTACCAACCCTGTTAATCCAGCAGCTAATAACATAACAACAATACAAATGCATTCACTACTTACATTCATATCTCTTTATTACTTTAACCAAATAAAAAATAACTAATATGCTCAATATATAAATCGTCTACGACGAGCCAATGGCATTCCGTAAAATCTTCTTCGCCACCACCAACGTCTTTGCCAAGGAGGAACTCTGTAACCCCAATATCCCGGATAATAACCAGGATGCCACATATAATATCCTTCATTGACAACGTAAAGTACAATTAAACTAATAATAATAGCCAATACTAATGCAACACCACATGCCCAATAAATCAATGTATTTGAATTATCTTTATCGTTACTCATCACACACCACCGTATATATTATTGAAAGAAATTAACACCCTTCCCCATTATCAATAAAAAATGAAAAAATATCAAAAACAACAATTAATCAACATGGCTTCATACGAACTTGTTCATCAAATTATTTCACAATCTGGAAGAACTTTTGTTCTTGACGAAGTTTCCGTTCTCGCAGCAAAAAATAACAAAAATGACCCAGCACTTCTGATTGTTCATGGATTTATGTTTAAATATGGTCAATATGAAGAAAGAAATTTAGGTAAAAGCAAAACTAGATTCAATAAAGCCTGGAAGTTAATTCAAAACAAAACTGACGGTGAATCATTATATCTTAAAGGTATTATTCTCAAACATCGAGCCGTCCGAGAAAATAGTAATACTGATTCCGATTCAGTGGAACAATATATTAAAGCAATTGAAGCCGGATTTACGCCAGCAATTTATGCTTTGTCTAAATCATTCATGATTAATTATCAATTGGAATCAGTTTACACTAGACTTCTTAATGCTCTTAAATCCCAAGC